AGGATGGGGTATCCGTCTTTACAGCCTGACGGTCGAGCATGCTTTGACGAACGCCACTGTTGCGACCAAGTACATCATCGACAGCGAAGCCAAGCCATTCGTAGGCGACCTCATCAAGGTCCTCGAGGTCCGTGACCATCATGGCTGTGTGCTGCCGCTGAATGACCCTGAATCCTGCCGATCGGTGTTCACACCCCAGCCTGAAGTCATCCAGGTTCCCAGCCCTGTCACTGGCATGCCTTTGGGTGTTGCTTACCAGGCACGGCACATTTCTATTCCGGCAGGCGATGAGACAGCCGAGATCGTCATCCCGAACAGTCTCGAAGAAGCCTTGATGGCTTACATTGCCTACCAGCAGTACCGGGACCTCAACACGCAGGAAAGCACGGCAAAGGCTGCCGAGCACCTCAGTCTCTATGAAGCCATGTGCTCCCAGGTCGAAGCCAGGGATCTCGTGAATGGCTCCTATTCCATGACAAATTCTCGTTTTGCCAAAGGTGGTTGGGTATGATCAGCAATGTAAACGATCCCTGCAACGGGGCTACCGACTACGTTATCCCCGTGCTTGGTGAAGCCTACAACGTGGTCAAGCAGGTTCAATCGAACCTTGCTGCTATTCAGGCTGCCAGCGAGAACATTCAGGCAGTTATTGATGCCACTCCGGCAGCAGCAGCAGCTCAGGCTTGGGCAGAGGGAACCTTGCCGGGAGGCATTGGAACCAAGAGCTCCAAGGAATGGTCTGCTGAAGCTGCTAGTAATAGCGCCACCGCCGCCGTCCTCGCCTACCTCGCCAGCAATCCCTTTGCCAATACCACGGCTCTGTATGCCTATTCCAACGCTGCCCTTGCAGTAGGGATGAGCACCACGATTGTCGGTGATGGTCGGTATGAGGTGGCATCGCTCGGGCCAGTGGTGTGGACGCGGACGGCAGATGATGGCGCTGGGCGGGCAGAAGCGGCGGCGGCGGACGCGGCGGACGCGGCGACCCAGGTTTCGTCGGACTTCCTGAACGATGGCCTCGCCTTCGCCGTGGGCGACGACTACGGCTTCGCGACGATGACGGTTGACACCGCCGGTCAGATGATAGCGACGACGATCGCCGTGCAGACTGTCGCCACCGCCGAACTGACGCCCACTGGCCCCGATTTGACCATCGCAGGCGACGGCATCGCCATCGTCGACGATTACGGCTTCGTCGTCGCGCGGATCGATCCGGACGGGGTGGAGACCGCGACCAGCGCAGCCACTCCGGTCGTGCCGCAGAACGACTACGCCCGCCACATCGTCGGCGTCTACGGCCAGAGCCTGTCCTCGGGCACCGCCGCGCGCCCGCCGATTTCCACCGCGCAGCGCTACGGCAACAAGATGCTGTCAACCGGCGTGCGGGTTAACGGGCTGGCGGATGCGACGATCAACGCAGCAACGCTGGCCGATCTGATCGAGAGCGACAGCGGCACCGAGGGCGAGACGCCGGTGTCCGGGCACTGCGACGTGGTGCTGCAACTGCTCGACGCCGAGAACGCAGCCGGGTGGCCGACGCACCAGTTCCGCCTGCTGGGCTTCGACCCCGGCAAGCCTGCCACGGCCATCGCTGGCCTGTCGAAGACCACGACGCCCTACAACACCGCGAAGACCGCGCTGGCGCGGCTCGTGGCGCTGTCTCCCGACGATCCGGTCGTTCACCTCGCGATGGACTGGGTGCAGGGCGAGAGCGACATCCAGAACGGCACGGCGCGCGCAACCTACAAGACGGCGCTGAAGACGCTGCGCACCGATTGGGAAGCCGACGCGCAGGCAATCACCGGCCAGGCCGAGGGCGTGAAGCTGCTGTCCTACCAAGGCTGCTCGCACAGCGCCTACAACGTCGCGACGCCCGACATCGCGCTAGCGCAGATCGACGCGGCGACAGAGGACGCGAATATCGTGATCGTCACGCCGGATTACATCTTCCGCCGGGCCGACAACGTTCATCTGATCGCCGCCGATTCCTGGCTGATGGGCGCTTATTTCGGCGCGGCCTACAAACGCATCTTCCTCGACGGCGGCACGTGGGAAACCGTCCGTCCGGTCAGCAAGACGATCCGGGGCGCGAGCTGCGACGTGCGCTTCCGCGTGCCGCACGGCCCGCTGGTGTTCGATACCTCGGCGGTGACCAATCCCGGCAACTACGGCTTCAAGATGGTCGATTCCGGTGGTTCGGCGCTGACGATCACGGCGGTGACGCTGATGGGGCCGGACTGGGTGCGGATCACCTGTTCGGGCACGATCCCGACCGGGTCGAAGGTGCGCTACGCCTGGGGCACGTTCTCAGGCGTGACCGCAGCCGGTCCGAGCACCGGCCCGCGCGGCAACCTGCGCGACAGCGCCGGTGGCGCGCTGAAGGTCACCGATCCCACGGGCCTTGTCCGCCCGCTGCACAACTGGTGCGAACTCTTCGAAATCTGATGGAGACCGAGACATGCTTCTGCTGAAAGACGCAACCGCGAACTACGCCGCCAACAACGTTGGCCGTGCGATCCAGTTGACCACCGACCGCGCCAGCCTGATGGGCGAATTTCTTCTGGGCCGCGACGAGGCCACCACCGTGTTCAACTCGGCCTACGAGGACGCTCCGGTCGGGACCATGGTCGGTGCGCCGACTTATGGCGATCACCGCATCACCGGCTGCGACCAGACGAAGTACCTGAACACCGGCATCGCCGACGCGGCGAACATCTCCATCCTCGCGATCTACTCGCCGGGTGGGGCGGTGACGGGTGACGGCGTGTTCGGCACGGGCGGGCTTTCGGGCGCGCAGATCGCGGGCTTCTCCAACGGAGGCAACCTTCAGTTGCAGTGCGCCACCTCGGGCAACTCCACCACCGGCTTGAGCGTCACCTGCACCGCGCCGGTTACCAACCTGTCCGACTATCGCGGCCTCGCTGGGCGCATCGGCGGCACCGTCAATCCGACGCTGAAGATCGACGACTTCAAGGACGGCGCGCGCGTCACCGGTGGCAGCGCCACCGGCAGTGCAACGCGCGGGATCGACACGCGCAACATCCGCATCGGCACCTGGGGTTCATCGACGGGCCTCGTAGACGTGGCCGCTGCGCTGATCTGGCACCGCCTGCTGACCGACGCCGAGATGCTCGCCGCCTACCAGGAAGTGCGCGCAACGCTGGCTCAGTGGAACCTGGCATGCTGACGATGAACAAGGACAAGATCGCGAAGGAACTGGCCGAACTCGGGCATAGCGACTTTCGCTTGCTGTCGAAACTTGAGGCGCTGATCGGGCGCATCACTGACGTGTCGGCGGCTTCGGTTGCTCCCAAGGACGGCGGGGGCAAGTAATGCTAACGAAAGCGATACCAGACATGAGTTTGGTATCGCTTTCGTTTTGGGCAATATAAACGCAGCACAAGAGCAAGGGTTTCCCACTCTCCGTAAGAATTGTTCCCACGGGGGTGACATGATTTATACCTACTTCGCTCTGGCAGCTTGCGGCGTATCCGGGGCACTGATCTACAGCTTCCCGGCCTACATCCGAGCACTGTCTAAGAAGCCTCCTGTTCAGTTCGCTCTGGCCACGCTGATCTTCTCTTTGTTCACTGGTTCCGTTTCTGCCGTGCTTTTCACCAAGCTTATCGGCTTTCACTGGCCGTGGACTGTTCAGCCTGAGCCTTGGCCGCTGGCTCTCGTCGTTGGTCTGGCAAGCAATCCTCTTGTCCCGATCCTGCTGCGCCGCCTGGAAAACTGGGCAGACACTTTCGGAGGTAAGTGAGGATGTCCTATTCTGCGACCATTATTCTAACGGGTGGCTGTTTCGTAGTCGGTGGGCTCTTGGCTCTCATGAGACAGAGCCTGCTCGAACCAGCATCAGGGCAATATCCCAAGGCACCATCCTGGCTGCGAAACTACATGTTCGCCTTTGCCAGTCTTCAGGTCTTCGTCGGTCTTCAGACACTCAATGCCCAACGTGATGTAGCTCATTCCATGGTTCTCATGGGCATGGGACTAGTTCTTTATAACGGCGCCATGCTCTTCAACCTGCTTCGGCAACGCTACCCTGAAGAAGTCTGGAACCGCCTCAACCTCATTAACGATCGCCTGTTCTGTAAGGATAGTCCGGTCAAACGGTGGATCTCCAAGTGACCGACCCCCGCAAGCCAGTCTTCGATGCTGTCCGAGCAATCTGCCCCGGCAACGTCTTCAACTCCGCAGAGAACACCAATGCTCTGCACAATCTGCTGGATGCCTTTAAGGCCAAACGAGAAGTGCCGATGCAGTTCGCTATGCGAGATCCAGCCAAGTTCTTCGGTGAGCTTCGTAAGACTACAGGGGCTCTGAATCAGACCCAGGTGGATACTGTATCGCTGCTTTTGACTGCTGCATCCCAGTGGTCGGTCGGATGGCTGGCTTATGCTCTGGCCACGGCATGGCATGAGGCCCGATTCATCTCGCAGTTCGAGAAAGGTGGTCCCGGTTATCTCGCCAAGTACGATACCGGTGAGCTTGCCAAGCGTCTGGGCAATACGCCACAGGCCGACGGTGATGGCATCAAGTTTGCTGGCCGAGGTCTGGTTCAGCTGACCGGTACCACCAACTATCGCAATGCCGGCAAGTACCTTGGCATCGATCTGATCGCCAATCCGGACCTTGCTCTCGATCCCGCTATTGCCACCAAGATACTGATCTGGGGCATGCAGACTGGTGCTTTCACCGGCCGTAAGCTTGCTGACTACATTGGCGAGCAAGGCAACCTCGAGAGCTTCCGTCAGGCCCGTCGGATCATCAATGGGATGGATCGGGCGGGTGACATCGCTGGATATGCAATTGCCTTCCAGCAGGCTGTTCTTCTGGGGAAATGGGGATGAGCGGCTACTTGCTCTGGTGGACCAAGCTGCCTTCCCTGGTTCGCTATGCGATCGGCGTCCTTTCAGCATTCTGTGCTGTTCTGGCTCTGTTTTTGTTCTTCATGTCCAAGCTCAAGGACATGAGAGATGAAGCCTTTGCTCAAGGCCAAACCCAGGTTCGTGAACAAGCCTCTGCTGCTGTAATCGAAAACGTGGAGACTTCTCATGAGATACGACGGCAATTCGACCTTGAGGCTGCTCGTGGCAGCAGTGACGTTATCTACGCTAACTGCGTGCGTTCGGCTCGCACCCCCGAGAACTGTCAGCGATTTCTGCCTCGTGGATCAGAGGATCCAGATAGAGCCGTCCCCAGCCAAGAACGCTGATGACCTTGGCAATAAGTGGGACAGCGACACAACTGTCATGGATGTCCTAAAGCACAATGCCGTTATAGATAAACTTTGTGGACACTGAACCCATAGATAAGTTGGGTTTCTAAAAGTGGACACAAAGAATCTTTAGATGCAAAGGGAGAATAACCACACTCAATCTTAGGTTGTTCCGAAAATGCAGCAACAGCAATTGGCAGTTCTCAATCCGAAGCTGACTGATTGGCAGAATGAGCCAACTCTACAGTTGCTCAAAGCGGATCTAGAAGCTGCAAAGACAACCCACCAGAGCCAGGTCACGAAGATCTCCATGTGGAACGATCTTCTCAATGTGACCGGCAAGGCCAAGCCTCCCAAGGTCAAGGGCCGATCGAGTGTGCAGCCCAAGCTTATCCGGCGTCAGGCAGAGTGGCGTTATCCCGCTCTGTCCGAGCCTCTGCTGAGCAGCAAGAAGCCCTTCAGCGTAGAACCTCAGACATTCGAGGATGGGCCGGCAGCTAAGCAGAATGAACTGGTTCTCAACTACCAGTTCCGTAACAAGATGAACCGGGTGAAGTTTGTTGACGACTTCATTCGATCGGTGGTCGATGAGGGCACCGCGGTAATTCAGGTAGGCTGGGTCCGTCAGACGGTAACGGTCACCGAAGAGGTCCCGGTTTACCAGCATATTGCTCCGACCTCCGAAGAGGAAGTGCAGGCATTCCAGCAGGCCATGGAGCTCAAGCAGCAGAATCCTCGTGGGTTCAATGAGCAAGCTTCTCCTGAGATCAAAGCTGCCCTCGATTTCTACGAGGAGAGCCAGCAGATCTCGGTTGCAGTCCAGATCGGAACTGAATCCCAGAAGATCGAAAAGATCGTACAGAACCATCCCACTGCTCGTGTGATGAATCCAGCCAATGTGATCATCGATCCTTCCTGTGAAGGCGATATCAACAAGGCCATGTTTGCTGTGGTCCAGTTCGAGACCAACAAGGCCAGCCTCCTGCTTGAAGGCAAGCGTTACAAGAATCTTGATCAGGTCGATTGGACAGGCGCCGGTCCTATCAACGAACCTGATTACCAGACTTCTACCCCAGGTGACTTTCAGCTGACAGACACTGCCCGCAAGAAGGTCGTAGCCTATGAGTACTGGGGCTTCTGGGACATCGATGGCACTGGCAAGCTAGAGCCGATCGTCTGTACCTGGATTGGCAATATCATGATCCGGATGGAGAAAAATCCCTTCCCGGACGGCAAACTTCCCTTCGTTCTGGTTCCATATCTACCGATCAAGCGTGAGCTGTACGGTGAGCCGGATGCTGAGCTGCTGGAAGATAACCAGCGGATCATGGGTGCCCTGGTTCGTGGTATGATCGACCTTCTGGGTCGCTCTGCAAATAGCCAGCAGGGCTTTGCCAAGGGCATGCTCGATCCACTCAACCGCCGTCGGTATGAGAATGGGCAGGATTACGAGTTCAATCCCAACCTTACTCCGGCTGCTGGTCTGATTCAGCATAGCTACCCTGAGCTGCCTCAATCGGCTCTGCTGATGCTCAATCTCCAGAACCAGGATGCCGAGGCACTCTCTGGCGTAAAGAGCTTCTCAGGCGGGCTGTCCGGGGAATCCTACGGGGATGTTGCTGCCGGTATCAAGGGAGCACTGGACGCCTCTGCCAAGCGTGAGATGACCATCCTGCGCCGTGTTGCTCGGGGTATGGTTGAGATTGGCGAGAAGTTTGTCTCGATGAATGCCGAGTTCCTGTCAGAGCAGGAAGTCATTCGGATCACCAACCGTGAGTTTGTCACGGTCAACCGTGAAGAGCTCAAGGGCAACTTCGATCTGGTGGTCGATATTTCGACCGCCGAAGTCGACAATGCCAAGGCTCAGGATCTGGCGTTCATGCTCCAGACCTTGGGCAACACTGTTGACCAGACCCTGACGCTAATGATCCTCGCAGAGATCTGCGAGCTCAAGCGTATGCCGGAGCTGGCCGAGCAGCTTCGTAACTTCAAGCCACAGCCCAACCCGATGCAGGAGCAGCTGCAGCAACTGGAGCTGGCCAAGCTCGAAGCCGAAGTCGAAGAGATCAAGTCTCGTGCCGAGCTCAACCGAGCCAAGGCCATGGAAGCTGCCGGCAAAGCTCAGCAGCAGGATCTCGATACGATCGAGCAAGAGACCGGCATCAAGCACGAGCGTGAGAAGGATCTCATGCAGGGTCAGGCTCAGGGCAACAAGGAACTGGCCATTACGAAGGCTCTCACCACTCCCCGAAAGGAGGGCGAACGTGAGCCAGATATTGAGGCTGCCGTCGGTTACAACAACTTTAGCGACAGTCGGCCAATACAAAGTCCAACTGTAGCTCCGCTTCCTGTTGACACTTTTGCATAAAAAGTAGAGTTAGCTTTCACAGAGTCAGACTTTGTTTGGTGTCTGGCTCATGTGAAAGACCAGGAACTCAAAGTTTAAGGATTTATCCTCAATGTCGACCGTAGCAGAACTCGAACAGCAGAAGGTGGACTTCAATGCTGCAATCGAGAAGCGCAAAGTTCTCCAGCGTCTGATGAACAACCGTGACTTCAAGAAGCTCATTCTTGAAGATTTCTGCGTGCAGGAATGTGCTCGCTATGCTCAGGCATCGGCTGACCCGAACCTCTCTGTCAACGAGCGGGCAGATGCCCTGGCTCTGGCTCAGTCGGCCGGCCATATCCGTCGGTATCTGAACGTTCTCGACATCATGGGCAATTCTGCCGAGAACCAGATGCAGCGTCTTGACGACGCTATCGAGGATGCTCGGCTCGACGAAGCCAACGTCGAAACCGCCCCTTACGCTGAAGAAGAGGAAGCGTAAGTATGAGCGGGGTCAATCCTCTCGAGCTCTCGGATGAAGAGTTCCTCAACATGAATGGCCCCGCTGAGGTTGCTGGGGGTGCTGATGAAAGCACTCCCACTACCCCTGTTGTAGAGGAGCCAGCTGTCGAAGCCGCAGCAACGACCGAGGCCAGCGAAGCTGCGCCGACCGAAGTTGCGGAAGGCGCAGACAGTGCAGCGACGGCTACAGAGCCTGCTGCACCTGTTACCGAAGAAAAGCCTGGAGAGGCTGCCCCGGTTGATCCAGCACCTGCTGCTGATCCCACATCTGCCGTTCAGGCGCCTGCTGCTGAAGCTCCTGCCCAGACGAACGCTCAGGCAATCGAACCAGACAAGGCAGTCGAGTTTTACCAGCAAGTCATGAAGCCGTTCAAAGCCAACGGCAAGATGATCGAGCTTCGCTCCCCTGAAGAGGTCATCGGCCTCATGCAGATGGGAGCCAACTTCACACGCAAAATGCAGGAAATTGCGCCTCACCGCAAAACCCTCATGATGCTTCAGAACAATGGTCTCGATGAGGCCAAACTCAATTTCCTGATCGACCTCGACAAGGGGGACCCCGAGGCGCTCAAGAAGTTCATCAAGGACCGGAACATCGATCCAATGGATATCGATGTCTCAACTGATCCTGCTTATCTTGGTGGCAATCACCAGGTCAGTGATGAAGAAGTCGCTTTCCGTACTGTTCTGGAAGACCTTCGGTCGACTCCAGAAGGCACGGCAACGCTCAAGGACATCAATGACCGTTGGGACAGCGCCAGCAAGGAATTGCTGTGGCAAGAACCTAGCCTTTTGGAAGTGATCCAGGAGCAGCGTGGGAATGGCGTTTATGACGCTATCGCTGCTGAGATTGATCGCCGCAAGACGCTTGGCACTCTTGGCTCCAACGTCAAGTTCCTCGACGCTTACAAGCTGGTCGGTGATGAGCTCTTTGCTCCCCGGCAGCCCGTGGACAATGCTCCGGCAGTCCAGACTCCCCAGGTCCTGGCAACTCGCCCTGCAACCCCGAAGCCAGTCGCAGACAACGACAAGGTTACCGCAGCAGCTCCGTCAAGAGGCACCGCAACCAAAGCCAAGGAAACTCTCAATCCTCAGTCGATCCTGTCGATGTCGGATGATGAGTTCCTGAAGCAGATGCAAAATCGGGTCTGACATTTCCCAAAGTTGGGAAGACCCGTGCCTAAGGATTCACGGTAATGCTTAACTACAACGCACCTCCGGGTACCAAGTCGGACATCGACGTCGGCGGTAACTCGAGCCAGATGAACACCTTCTTCTATCTGAAAAAGGCTCTCATCACTGCTCGCAAGGACCAGTACTTCATGCAGCTGGCGCCGACGATCAACATGCCGAAGAACTTTGGCAAGACGATCAAGGTGTACGAGTACATCCCGATGCTCGACGACCGCAACATCAACGACATGGGTCTTGATGCTGCTGGTGCTGTCATCGCCAACGGTAACCTGTACGGCTCGAGCCGTGATATCGGTACGATCACCGGCAAGCTGCCGACTCTGACCGAAAACGGCGGCCGTGTGAACCGTGTCGGCTTCACGCGTATCCAGCGTGAAGGCTCCCTGTTCAAGTTCGGTTTCTTCACCGAATTTACCCAGGAAGCGATGGACTTCGATTCCGACGAAGACCTGATGGATCACCTGTCGCGTGAGCTGATGAACGGTGCTGTCCAGCTGACTGAAGCTGTCCTCCAGAAGGACCTTCTGACTGCTGCCAGCGTCATCGTCTATGCAGGCGCTGCAACCTCGAACGCTACGGTTACGGCCGAAGGCGCTGGCGCTGCCATCGTCAGCTACGCCAACCTGATGCGTCTCGACCAGATCCTGACGGACAACCGTACCCCGAAGCAGACCACGGTCATCACTGGTTCGCGCCTCGTCGACACCAAGACGATTGCTGCTGCCCGTGTCATGTACGTCGGCTCGCCGCTGGTTCCGACCCTGCGTGCGATGAAGGACCTGCACAACAATCCGGCCTTCATTCCGGTCCAGCACTACGCTGATGCCGGCAATGTCCTGAACGGTGAAATCGGTACCATTGATGCTTTCCGCATCATCCTGGTTCCGGAAATGCTTCACTGGGCAGGCGTTGGCGCCAACGTCGGCACCAACCCGGGCTACCGTGCAACCTCGGGCAAGTACAACGTCTATCCGATGCTCGTCGTCGGTGATGACAGCTTTGCCACCATCGGTTTCCAGACCGACGGCAAGACGGTGAAGTTCTCGGTCACCACCAAGATGCCGGGCAAGGAAACCGCGGATCGCAACGATCCTTACGGGGAGACCGGCTTCAGCTCGATCAAGTGGTACTATGGCTTCCTGGCCAAGCGTCCGGAACGTATCGGCATGATCCGCTGCGTAGCACCGCTCTAAGCTGAGCAACGAGAACTGGGAGAGCATTTGGCTCTCCCAGTTTTTCTTCCCCTGAATTTAGGAATTTTCCGTGACTGACCAGACGAACCAGGACCAGGAACAGCAGACTGACGCCGCTGACGAGCTGGCCCTTCTCAAGGCCCGTGCTACCCAGATGGGCATCAGCTTCTCGAACAACATCAAGGTCGAGACGCTTCGCACCAAGATCCAGGAAAAGCTGAACGCTGAGGATGCCGAGCTTGCCCAGGATACGGACGAAGACGAGCAGGATGGTCCTGCTGAATCTGTCCAGCCCAACGAAGCTCCCAAGGCTGCACGCAAGAAGACTCTGCGTGAGGAGCTTCTTGAATCGCAGATGAAGCTCGTGCGTTGCCGTATCTCGAATATGGATCCGAAGAAGCGCGATCTTCCCGGCGAGATTTTCACGATCGCCAACGAGTACATCGGTACCGTTCGCAAGTTCGTGCCCTACGGTGAAGCCACCGATGAGGGTTATCACATTCCGTTTTGTATCTACACGGACCTCGAGAGCCGCCGCTTCCAGAACATTCGTGTGACCCGTGATCGTCGTACCGGTCAGACCAAGACCGAGACTTCGTTCGTCAAGGAGTTCGCCATCGAGATCCTGCCCGATCTGACGGCCGAAGAACTTGCTGCTCTGGCTCAGGCACAGCAGGCAGCCGGCAGCATCGAGAGCGCCTCGAACACGGACTACATGGTCTGATTTCAGACCTGATCTGAATTGATCCAAGGATACCATCAATGACCATTATCGGTGACGACCTCGAAATTCGTTTGAGCAACGATGCCCTTACCGAGAAGGTCGTTGATGGTGCCGGGATCTTTGACGTTCTCATGAGGAGCGTCTCGGTCCACCTCAGGGCCGAGTATGATGCAAGCCGCATCACTGGAGCCGAGTACTCCAAGACTTATGCCGCCTTGGTAGAAGCGACACTGGCCAACTCGGTCCAGTTCCTCCTGGGGCGTGACAAGACCTATTGGGAAGCCAAGGCTTCCCGCTATCAGGTCGAAACCCTGTTGCCTGCCCAGCTGGCTCAGATCACCACCGAAACTGCTCGTGCTTCTGTCGAAAAGGACAAGGCAACCTACGAGCTCACTTACATCCTTCCTGAGCAGAAGAAGATCGTTAGCGAACAGGCTGAAGCCCAACGAGCTCAGACACTCAATACCCGCTTTGACGGCACAACTGTTGCAGGTGTCCTGGGTCAGCAGAAAGCCCTCTACACCCAGCAGATCACCTCGTATCAGCGTGATGCCGAGGTCAAGGCAGCCAAACTGTTTACTGATGCCTGGACCGTGCAGAAGACGATCGATGAAGGTTTGCTGGCTCCGACCAACTTCCAGAATGCTACGGTCGATACCGTGCTCAATGCCATCAAGGCCAACAATGGATTGGCCACTACCTAATGTCTAGACTTGTTGGCAGTCTCTCTGGGACCAACCTTGGTAATTCCAAACAGAAGCGCCACAAGTTTCTTCCTTTGGTGGTCCTTTCGCATATTCTTCAGGAGCGAAAGCAGACCATCAGTCAAAGCATTGTCGACGCTCTCAAGCTGAGCCCTCTGGTTCAGGCAGAACGGGCTCGGAAGTGGTGGCGGACACCCGGTAATGCAAGCTACCTTGGTGACGTTTACGAAGCGATAGACCGCAGCCCCGAAATAGTCACATCCGATGGGGTGAGTACGGTACAACTCGACCGTGAAGGCATGACCTTCAATTACAACTACCCCATCAGGGTAAGTGCCGAGCTGGAGTGGCTCTGGTTCGATAGCTGGCTTCGTCCCAGACAAGATTTTGTGTGGCGAGAAGGGTACGACTTTGCTCGCTTTCAGACCGAGCGAGCTGCCAGCAATCTGAGTTCGTTTTACCCCAGAGTGGGACCGGCCGTCTGGACATACTGGGCCAAGACCTATTGGCACGCTACGACACCAACTGATCCGTTTTCTCGTGAGAAGTCCTGGTACGCTACCTATGATTCCGCAACAGGAACCATCACGCTGACCAGTGACGGGAATTGGACTCGATCGTTCAATCCAAGCATCGATATGAATGCCCAGTATCTTTATACCGGGTGGGACCTTGGGTTCTACCCGTACAAAGTGGGCGGCACAGACACGATTCTGAACCAGATTGTGGATGCATGCACAGCAACGCCTGAACCGGACTATGGTGCTTATCCGTTCATCCCGGTGCGCTTGAACAATGAGGCAGTGAATCAGAGTGGGCCTGAGATCAGTGCCCAAGCCAAGAAGCTCTTCAAGAAGGCTACCGGAAGCAAGTTGACCAAGCTCCTCGAAACTCTCGAGGATAATCCTGATGTCGAGGAGATCGACCTTGGGATGATCATGTTTGGCATCGAGGCCAACAATACGAAGGCTTATGCCAAGCGATATATCTACCGGTATTTCCAAGGTCTTCGAACCAGAGCAGGAAATCCTAGTGGTGCATTCACGCTCAAGCTTGCCTCAAACGTACCTTACCCAGGTGGTTGGGCCAGTAATGCTGGTTATGCAGTCACATTCAAGGGACTGTCCGAAACGACAGGCACAGGTCTCAGGATCCCTGGTTCGCAAGTGGGATCTCTTGTTTGGGAGGTTGTAGGCGAGGTAGCCAAGCTACATTGGCAGGTTACCGCGGACGAATGGCGAACCATGTCGATCGACTGTGCCATTGCCCGCTGGATGGGTTTGCCTGGCGACAGTGTTATCAAGCTCTGGGAAGTAGTACTGACCACCACGGATACAGGGTTCCTGATTCCGTTTCACGCGCCAACACTCAAGGCCATGCGTAAGACTGACGGCATCGAGGTAGCTCAGGAAGGGCTTAATCTGATGGTTGGTACGTACACCTTGATCGACACATCAAGCATTACAGCCGGCATCATCTTCTTCATTGCTGGCGTGCTGCTTGTGGCTTTCCCCCCGGGTGCTCCGGGGGCTATTGGTCTGCTCGGTGCCAACGCAGCTGTAGGTGCAGCCATTGGTCTTGCCGGCACAGCTGCTGCTGTTGCCGGTGCAGTCATTAATGCTGTTGCAGCAATCATCGTGATGAAGCTGATCCAGAAAGGGGCCATGCTTGTCTTTGGTGAGAAGATTGGAGCAATCATTGGTGCGGTGGTTGGCTTCGTTGCTGTGACCGTCGGCACGGGTCTCATGAATGGCCAGAGCATTTCCCAGATATGGGGAACCATGGGCTCAGCTCAGAACCTGTTGGCTCTAACCAATGCAGTGGGCTCAGGCATATCAGGTTACATCTCAGCATCGATTGCCGATCTTCAGGCCGAAATGCAGGAGTATTCAGATCGCTACACTCAAAAGATGAGTGAGCTAGACGCTGCCTATGCAAAGGAATTTGCATATGGTAATCGCGTCATTGATCCAATGAGTTTAACCGGTACGCAGTCCGGAAACTTCCTGGAAACTCCCTCACAATTTCTCTCCAGGACTCTGCTCACGGGGACGGATATTGCGGACATCTCTACGAGCATGATCAGCAGTTTCACCGATCTCACACTGACGAGCGAGCTTCCCGGCACTACCTAAGGAGCCTGCTGTGTCCGACTTCAACATTCTTGCTGGGCAGCCTGGGTACACTCAGGCTCTTCGTGCATATACGACCGAAAACATCCCGAGCTTTTCCGGCACGACCATTGCACCAAATATCGGTATGCCGGGTATTCCCGGTGGAATCGGTTCTCTGGATTTCAGTCAGAAGGTTGGTCTCGGTCTGCAAGGTCTAGGCACTGTCGCCAATCTCGTGCTTGGTCTCAAGCAGCTCAGCCTCGCCAACAAGCAGTACGGACTCCAGAAGCGAGCATTCGAGACCAACCTGACCAATCAGGTTCGCTCTTATAATGATGCTTTGGGTGACAGGCTTCGTGCTCGAGCCATGACCGAGACTGGCAATACCAACGGGGTCGATCAACAGATCAAGGAACGCAGCCTGACCACGGGCATGTGATCTCTCTGGTTCCCGAAAGGATTTATAATGGCACAGCTCCAATGGCGCGATGTAGCCGCACCCAATTTCTCCGGAGCCATGGAAGGTGTTGATGCGGCCAGTCGGCTGATCAACAGTGCCTTGAACCAGGCTCAAGGCGGTGTGCGTGAATACCAGAAGATCCAGGATGATGCCCTCAACAGCAGGCTCATGGCTCAGCTTGTGGGTATGGATTCCGCTGACGATGCAGCAGCTATTCCTGGCATGATTGCTGGGGTCAAGGATCCAAGCCGTATCAGCTCGGATGTCTTTTCGCTGATGATGGGCCGAAAAGGTCAACTCACTCAGCAAGAGCTAGGTGATCTGAACTTGCGGGATACCCGCAATACCTCAGATCGTAACATGGCATTCCAGCACCTGTTGGATGCAGCAACGCCTGAAATCCAGGCTTATAATGCCGCGGTAGCTGCCAACGACCCGAAGGCCATTGCAGCCACTAGGGCCGCTGTATTCAACAAGGTTCAGGGCGGTCCTGCCGAGAAGTTCCTGGCTCTATCAGGTCAGCTCAGCGGTATGGAGAGTAGTGCTCTGGGGATCGTTGGGTCTCGTCAGCGTATTGGAATTGACGCTGAGAACCAGGGATGGACCCGGGAAGACCGTGTGTTTGATCAAAAGGCAGCTGAAATCGCCGGGCAAATTCAGCTTGGCGGTGCTCTCACACGTGATGATTACGAGGCAATGGCCCGCAACATGGGGCTGGACGGCCGACTGTTTGAAGCCGTTATGCGTCGTGCTCCGCAGTTCTCTGACTTTGGTGGGTATGCTCCACCGGATCTGTTGGGTGGTGGTGGTGCTGACTCGAATGCTCTTCGTGCCATCACCGGCGGTGGCGAGGGCAATCTTGGGATTGGCTCTGTACCTGCCAATGTGACCACGCTCGGTCAGGCCGTACAGTTCGGCAAGAGTCTGAACAATCGTGGTCAGGCTTCCAGTGCCATGGGTCTCTTCCAGATTACCCAGAGCACGATGGAAGAGTTCGCACCAAAAGCATTTGGCGCCAATTGGCAGAATCAACGTTTTGACGATCCCCGGGTCCAGGATGCTGTTGCTCGTAAGATCTTCGAGGATGCGATAAGCAAACGCAATCCTGGTGAGGCTCTGCGAGGTCGTTGGGTATCACTCTCCCCACAGGATGCTGCCCGTGTCGCTCGCATGCCTTGGGAACAGGCACGAGAGATCATTTCTCAGAAGGAGTCCAGCAGCTCTGTCGGTGCTCTGATTGCACAGGCAGCAGGGCAGGCCGTGGATAATACCCAGCGTCGATCTGCATTCGTGGAAACCAATGCAGGCGACAATCTGGCACTGAACTTTGCCAATCTTGCAGGCAGCACGGAGACCCCGGCACAGGTAGCTCGTCGTATTGCCAAGGAGCTCCCCGGAGCCAATCCCGCCTGGGTCGAAGAACGGATCATCTCACTTCAAAGCAAGATTGCCGGTGCCGGCGGTTCACGCCGTAAGGTCAACGCTGCAATGGTGGGTCAGGCTCTGCTCGATAATGCCGGGGCGCAGTCTGCCCGTGAGGGTTGGTACAATCCCAAGCGTTGGCTGCCGGATTCTTTCCGTGGGAACACCCTCGGAGAAGACATCACGGTCGATATGGATGCAGCCTACAATTCGCTTGATGGCTACGCCAAGGGTCGGATGGACGATCGCATTGCTGCGAACACAGCAATGGCTGCAACTGCTGGTGTACAGGCAAATGCTCAGCAGCAGTACCAGGCTGCCAAAGCTCGGTACGATGCCAAGGTTCGTGCAGCTCAGACAAAGGGTATCAGGAACCCTAATCTGAACCGAGAGCTGGCAGATCTGCGTATCGCAGAGAGCAACTATATGGGTGCCATGGGTCAGCCCTCAGGAGGTCTGCCAGGACGTGATGAGAGCAGGCAGGCTCCAAGTGCTCCTGCTCCACAAAGGCAAGCACAGCGTCCTGCTCCGGCCCCGGCACCCAAGCCTGCTCCAAGGCAGGTTGCCCCACAGGCTCCAAGGCAACAAGTGGCAGAGCGTCCCTGGATCAAGCCGGAACAGCGTCGAGCCATGGAAGCTGCTGCAAACCGTGATTCCAAAGATGCAGGTGGCTGGGGTGTTCAGCGTGCTTTTTGGGGCAAAGCCGGTGAAGCTATTGCCAATGCTTTGACGCCATCGAAGGTGACAAGTCCTCGAGGTGGTAATGGCCAGTCTGGATTGCAGAGGCTGGATAGCATTCTCGACAACGCGTCTTATCCGGTGGGCACTACTAGAAGTCAGGTTTTGGCCCAGCGAAATGAGTTGGCCAGACAACAAGGTAAGCCTTTAAGGAAGTGAAGTTGAAAAGGCCCAGGTGATTCTGGGCCTTTTCTCTTCTAATTTTCAAGTCTGGCTGATAACTCACTTGAGACTTTTCAACTCAAGGGGCTGCCATGTCTGGCTACACCGACTTTCTCAAGCGCTTCACCGTAGCAAACGTAGGCCCTGTCCCTGTTCAGCAACCTAATGCTGACACATTCTATAAGATTGCCGCTGCTCGTCAGAATGGCACTGGCCAGTCTAATTCAGATCCAGTGGAACAGGATCTCCAGAGCTTGAGCACAAGCGAGATCATCGCCAAGTATGGTCCTGTCGGCCTCACCATGGTTCAACAAAGAGCCATGGGTGATGCCCGTTATACGCGAGATCGTTACGATCCAGCTGGCAGCACTCTGACCGATACAGCAATGTCTGTCGGTAAGGGCTTTGCCAATAGCGTCGGCGGTCTGGTCAACCTCGGTGTTGGCCTGGTCAATGATGATGCCGGAGCTTGGACTGCCGAGAAACTCGGAGACTTCAATAGCTGGGTTCAGTCCAAACAATCTGATGGCCTGAATGCACATCGGCGTGCAAACAAGGTTACGAACGAAATTTCGTTCGCAGATAATAAGGCTATCTATGAAAACGAGCGCAAGTCCGAAGGTGATTTTCTTGCAAGCTTGCGCCGTATTGGCCGGGATGCAATGTCTGCCGTCGGTAATGCGAGTTCGGATGGAACCATACTGACAGACGGCATTGCCGATGCTGGTGGCTCACTGTTGAGTGGTGGCCTGATATCCAAGGGTGCCCGTGTTCTCGGCAGTAAACTGGTACAGGGTCTTTTGGCCAGAGGTGTCCTGTCCGAAGGTGCTGCACTAAAAGCAGCTGATGTCGGCGGTCGAGTTTCCATGCCTGGTACTATCGGCGGTATGGAAGCCGGTGGAGCTTACCAACAGACCGTTCAGCAAGTGATGGCCATGAGCCATGATGATCTTGTTGCTGGATCGCCAGAATATGTGAAACTTCTTCAGGAAGGTTGGGATCCGGAGGATGCCCAGGTAGAACTGGCTACGAGTGCCGGCCTTACAGCAGCTGCTATCCAGTTTCCTGTTGCAGCTGCCGCTGGTACTCTGGTCTCCAAGTTCGAGGCTAATCCATTCAAGGGTGCTTTCTCTGGTCTGGGTATTGTCAAGAATGGCGCCAACGAAGCCATCGAAGAAGCAGTACAGTCTGGTTTTGGACAGCTCGCCGGAAATGTCGGTACCCGGGCATTTGCCGATCAGAACCAAGACCTCACAGATGGTGTAGGTGAGCAGGCTGGCCTTGGTGCCCTTTATGGCTTCGGCTCGGCAGCAGCAGTTCAGGTCCCTGGTTCAGCAGCTTCGGCTGCCATTGCTGGAACTGTTGCAGCTGCCAAGGGAGCTAAGGTTCTAGGCAACAAGGCCGTTGACGCATTCGACAAGCGCCTGACTTCGGTGAAGGAAGGCATTGATCAGCTCAATCCTGTCTCCAAGGATAACATCAATACTGCGGTCGAGCAGACCCTTACTGAAGCTCCTGCTGTTGCTCAGCAGGTTCAGGCTGATGTCGAAGCTGGCACACTGACCCCTGAACAGGGGGATGCAATCAAGCAGCGTCTGGATACGCTCCAGCAATCGATCGCATTTGATCCAGTAGAGATCGAGGACCGGAATCTGTCTCCCGCCGTCAAGTCTGTGATTGGTTCGGCTACAAACAAGTTCGATGCATTGCAGAAGGCTGCTCAGCTGGCAGGCAGCAAGCAAGTCGATGTTCCGAGCAGGATCGAAGCTGCCCTCTACATCAATGACACTTTGAACAAGTTCGGCGCCCAGCTGATCGGTGATTTCACCAGTGCGATTGATATCGTTCCGGACGATCATGCCAGCCTGCCCAAGCTGCGTGAGTTCGAAGATGTTCTTATAAACTTCCAGCAGAACCCGGAGCTTCAGCAGGCTCGTCAGGCTGCCCAGCAATACGTAGAACGTATGCAGGCAGAAGCTCTGTCAGAGCAAGCTGTTGCCACCCCTAAAGGTCAGCAGGCTGTCCGTGGTGTGGTCAGCGTTGCCGAGAGCAACCCTGAATCAGTCAGCGAGGATCTGGCCAACCTGGTTCTCGAGCATGCTCGTATGGGCCGTGTGAAGCTGACGCCTCAGCAGACCCGAGTTCTGACCAATGCGGCCGTGCTCTCCAAGACGGGCAACACTTACAAGCTGGAAGCCAAGAAGCGTGAGCTGAAGCCTACTGATATTGTCCGTGCTCAGGTTCTGACTGACGAGATGAAGGCTACCCCTGAAGCCAAAGGTGAAGCTCTGTCCCTGGCTCAACATGTCCGCGGCATCAATGATGCTTATCGGGCCAGCAATCTGGAGCTTGCTGCCCAGCGTCTCAAGAGACTGTCGGACTTTGCCCAGCATTTCCAGAACAAGGTAGCTGCACTCAACACCGCATATGAGACCGGAGCCAACTCCGATCGTAATGCTGTCGAGTTCGAGGGTCTGAGCCTCAAGGGTGCATGGGGAGCCAAGGGTCGAGCATGGATTAGTCCCACCAAGGTTGGTTCGATCAAGCTGGCTCAGTCGGTGGCTCTTGAAGCCAAGGCTCTGGCTGACATGGCCAATGGTATGGCCCAGTCCATGCCTGAGCTTGGCATTGGTCCTGTAACACCTGTCGAGCTCAATCCGGATTTGGTTGGTCCGTCGACCAAGGTTGCCCAGCGTTTCCAGAATGCTCCTGAAAAAGCTCCTACCAAGCTCATCGAGCTTGAGGAGACAGCGAAGGTCGAGCCGGCACAGGCGGAGCCGAGCAAGGCTCAGACCGAGAGCGTGGCTCCGAAAGCGGAAGTGACTGAAAATGTCACCCCCTCTCCCACCAAAACTGTTGAGGCTGAGCCTGTCGACAAGCCTGTGGATGAAGTTTCCACAGAGCCTGTTGAAACTTCTCCGGCAGTCGAACCGGTCGAAGCACCGGAGAGTTCTGATCGCGCCAGCGATCAGGAATCGACAAAGGCTGAGACCCAGACTGAAGAAGCAAAAGCCGATCCAGAACAGGAAGCAAAACCTGTTACAGTAGAGCAGGCATACCCGAATCTGTTCGAGACCGAGAAGGTCAAGAACTGGTTTCGTCGTGCCTACAAGTTCCCCAAGGAAGTTCGCTCTCGCTTGGTTGGCAAGGACAGTCCGCTATCGTTCATCAACGAAGCGGTGCAGTCGAATGATACTTACTCGAAGCTGCTCGAAGGCAAGTCGACCAAGACCCTGACGGCTGATGTCGCCAAGGCTTATGCTGACTTTCTGGCCGTTGGCAGTGATGTCTTTGTCGAAATGGACAAGAGCCTCGAGAAGTTCTTGGACAGTGCCCAGAACAAGAAAGAAGGCACCACTTTCCGTGATGCCCTGACCAATGGTCTGAGCCTTGATAGCGGCAATCAGGTCAATGGCTTTCCTCGCGGTAAAGCCCTGAACATTGTTGAGCAGAACGAAGATGGTTCGTTCTCTTACAATGAGCAGTTGGCTGAGGCTGCAATCCTCGCCGGCCTTCAGTGGATGGTCACTGCCAAGGATCGCATGCGTGAGCTCGATGCCGAGGAAATTGCCAAGATCACTGGCCTCACCGAAGCCGAAGCAACCGAGCATGTGAACTTCTTTAATGATGGTCTGTGGCGTGTTGCTGCAAAGCGTGATCTCGCCAATCTCATCACACGCTACTGGGGTGTGCAAGGCAACCGTGAAGCTCCTGAGGGCTATGTCCGTGGTATTGCTGAAGGTGTGGCGTCTGAGGTTCTGCGTGGCTTGCAGGCTTCTGGTATGCTCATTGAGGATGGCCGCAAGATCGATGGTAAAGATCATGTGCTGTTCCGCTTTACGGACGAAGCCCAAGACCACTTTGACAGGATCGCTGCCTTCCCGTCAGCAATCGAAGAGGCAGTGCTCGTCGAACCGGAGAACGTGAACTACATTGGTTCGGCTCCGGGTGAGGTCGCAACCAATCAACTGCACGGATCTCCTGTTCCTCTGCTGGATCAGCAGAAGCAAGCACTGGAAGCTGCCCAGAATACACCATTCACGCTCAACCTGAATATGCTGAGCTTTCTTGAGATGCTCGGTGAGGAAGGTGTGTTGGCTCTGTTCGGAAAGGGTGATCCCACTGGCCGTGGTCTCCTCAAGAAGACTGCCGAGACGATCAAAGGCTACAACCAGACAGTGCTGTCCGGCTATAAGCACCTGACCAATCTTGTCCGTGAGATGGACAACGTGGCCGACACTACCGGAACCAAGGTAGAAGAGCTGCCTGTGTTCTTCCGTTACGGTATCTCGTCGGTTGGCCGTATGCAGATGCAGGGCCGTGCTTCGCCCCAGGCAAGCAAGCTGGTTCGTGAGGTTCTGCTGCCTACGTGGAGCACCTTGGATCTGAGCCAGGTTGGTTCGGAACAGCATAATGCTTTCCTGCTGGCTGTGGGCCAACACATTGGGGTCAAGGTTCACAAGCTGAAGCCTGGCCAGGCCATCGAAAAGACCATGGATGAGCTCGGCACTAAGTATGCTGGCATCGTCGAAATGATGTCGCAGTGGCTTGCTACCGAAGGCGCCGAAACTTGGGGTCAGGCAGAGATCGACCGGATCAAGTCGGTCTTGGGGAACAAGGTCGCTCCCGGTGCCGTGCATGCTTTAATGGAGTATGCCCGTTACCTCAACGACCTCGATGGTCGTAAGGCTCTCCGCACTGGCCTGTATCTTGAAGCTGACGGTGTGACCGATGGTCCAGTCAATGCCCTGATGAATCTGGTGGCTGGCAAGTTCACACCAGGGTGGCTGGATCTCATGAACCGTGGTGGCATGTACCTTGGATCTAATCCGGTATCTCTTGCCGATTATGTCACCCGGTCAAAGGACAGCTCTGAGGATCTGTACCAGAAGACCACCAACTTCCTCTACGAGCACCTGTCTTCGTTGTGGGACAAGCTCTCGTCGAGCTCGCGTGCAAGCGAGATGAGCAACATGATGGGTGATCTGTTCATCGATCTGCTGCCTGATGTTCGGGTAGAAGATGGTCAGGTCAAGTTCGAGCGCGGCATTGCCAAGAATCCCCTGACCGTGACGGTATATGGTTCTGGTGTCCGCGGTATTGCATCGAAGCTGACCGCTGGTCTGTTGGAAGAGCTCTACGATAGGCTGTCCACCGGTGAGCAGCTGCTGCCTCAGACAGAGCGTGCTCTGCGTGTTTTGACCACTACCAAGCTGACACGCAAGTTCGGCAAGTACAATGCTGTCCGGGTTGAAGGGATCAATCTCAACACCGGTTCTGGTGTCGACTTCGAGCTGACCAAGGACATGATCAAGATCCTTGAAGATAACGTGATGCAGCTGTTTGCTCGGCCGCTGACCGGAGCTGTTCGAGAGATCATGGATGACGCTCTTGAGACTGCCACCACGCTACGGATGGCAACTCAGGCTCAGTCTATTTTCTTCAAGTATGCCTACCGTCAGGCCATCGCTGATGCGATTGCCAACAAGGACGGATCAGATGGCACTCTTGGTTCGGACTTCCTGTCCCAGGCTGAACTGGATCAGATATTCAAGGATCTTCAGAAAAAGTTTCCGATGATCAATACCGGTACTCAGATGATCTGGGTAGGTGGCTCGGCTGAGGCCGATATCGAGCAAGCTGAATTCGGCGGTGCTCTGGATGGCAGTCTGCGTTCGCCGGGCTATACCTATGGTCCAGAGAACTCTGGTGTTTCGGGTATCCCATTCATTGTCATCTCGACGGGTGATGGTCAGATGATCCTGAATGCACTGACCGGAGAACAAGCGCCTCAAGGCACTCTGCCGGTGTTCGATGGCATCAACATGAAGCTCGACACGATCAAGTCTGACAGCGAGCAAATCAACAAGGCTGTCTATGATGGCTGGGCCAAGAATCCTGTTCGTGCTGTTCAGCAGAGCTTTGCCCGGTTCATGGCCAACCTCGATACCAGCAATGTCTCTGATGAGATGAATGCTGAACTTGAGCAGGCTTTCAGGGATGGACCTGATTTCACTTACGTCGACCCGGCTTTCCATCTTGGAGAGGTAGCCTATCAACTCGATAAGGCTGCCAATGAGCTAGATGCTCGCAAGGCAGTGTTGGCCAAGGTCAACATGTCGGTTGATCACATGGCATCGGCTGCTGCACCGTTCACCAAAAGTGATGGTGTAGGGCTGCCAGCTGATCCGACTGAGGCCGCCAAGGTCCTCAACGAGATGTATGCTGAGGAACTGGCCAAGGTTACTAAGAAGAAGCCCGAACCAAGGGCAGAAGTGTCCGAAGATATCTCCGCTGCTCTTGGTTCAATCGGTACGCTCCACTCCAGTGGTGCCAGAATCATTAGCCGGGACGCTATCCGACAAATTGTCGGTGAGCTCAACATCCCTCTGGATCAGCGGGGCCTGTTGCGTTCGTCGGTCAATGCTCTGGCAACCAAGGGCTGGACAGTGCTCCATGGCACGCCTGAGCAGCTCATCGAGTATGCCCGTGAGAATGGCCTTAAGGTTCCTTACGGCTTCAACGACAGCAACGGCATGGTCTTGCCAGCAGACAAGGTGATGTTCCTCACCTCTGCCAATAGCGAGACCATGACCCATGAATTCCTGCATGCTGCTACCGTGCAGCTGATCCACGCCCACTACTCGGGCAATGGTCAGGTAGCCAAGGCAGTGCCTGATGCTGTTAAGCGTCTCGAACTGCTGATGGCAGACTTCCTGGCGATCGATCCAAGCACGATTGAAGATCAGGAAACTCGTGCAGAATTTAAATTTGTTAAAGAGCAGATCGACAAGTTCGATGAGAGCTCAATGAGCGATGCCAATATCAAAACCGGCAAGCTCTCCGAGTTCATGGCTTGGACCCTTGCGAACCAGAAGCTGTCGGATCTCGCTCGCAAGACCAAGGTCAAGAGCAAACTGGCTCTGATTGCTGACAAAGTTCTCGAGACGCTCAAGAAGCTATGGCGCCAGACTGGTCTGGCTCCCACCCCTCGAGATGATATCTACAGCAACGTCCGTTTCAACACTCTGTTGCTGATGGAGAACAAGCAGAAGTCGGTGCTGGATCCTGCATCGGTCACCAGCATGGCCCAGTTCCAGGCTCGCAACTACGGTGGCAGTGATCGGCTGATCGAGCTAGAGAAGTCGTTTGCTCGCAAGATGTTGGCTGCGCTTCCTACTGAACCAACACGACGATTCCGTATCGATCAGAAGTATGAAGCGATGCACCGCATGGCTGGTCAGGTTCGCAAGACTTTCCAGTCCAATGGCTTTGCCATGAACCAGAAAGAAGCATCGTTCTTCGAGACCTTGGTCATGGCTCTGGCCGTCGACAAGTCGCTCAACGCCAATGCTCAGTCTCGGGCTGAAGAAGTCTTCCGTGAGGTTCTGTCGAAGCTCAAGGTCGAAGATTTCATGGAAGATCCTGATAGCCAGGATCAGTACGATCGTGATCAAGCGAACCTCAAGTTCAACACCGTGGTGGGCAATGCTTTCGTCGGACGGGATCTGTCTAGCCGTACCATGCTCATGCCTGCGTTCCTGGCTCTGGCAATGGTACATGAGCCCTTCCGCAATGCCCTTTCCAAGATGGATCTGCCCAAGTTTCAGAAGAGCTCTGAGGGCACTCTGGATGCATTGCTCAGTAACCTTGGCAATGAAGGTCTCGATCGCCTTGGCCGTACCCTCTCCGGTGAAGGCAAGTCGGATAATGTGCTCGATGCTGTCGAAGCCCTAACCCGCAAGCTGGCTGAGGTCCAGTCTGAGCGGGAAGCTGTTATCGAGACGCATATCGATGCCGTCGGCAATACGATCGACAAGACGAATAACTTCGTGGTCGATCAGATGAATCGCTTGAGCCGTGAAGGGTACGATCGGCTTCAGGATGTTGTTGAAAACTCCGACAACAAGTATGCCCGGGGTGCAGCTCGTGCAGCAGCTGCCGTGGTGAGCTTCTTCAATGAGGACATCTCCGGCGCCAATGCCGAGTTCGCTCTGAAGCTGTCGGACAAGTCCACTGTCTGGAAGCCTTTGCGTGAGCTTCTGGTGGAAGTGATCGGCCGTACTGACGAGAATGCTCCGATCTACGATATGATCAAGGCTGTCCGGTCCTACATCCAGCAGACCCGTCAGATCTATCGTGAGCGTCTGCCCAAGTTTCTGTCGGAGAAGTTTTCGAGGAAGCTCTCGAAGCAGGAATGGTCTGGCATGTACCATGTCATGGCCAAGACTGATCTGGCTGCCGTTGCTTCCCTTGGTTCAAAGCGTGTTCTGGATATGCTCCGGGATGCTGGCAAGCTGCGTCAGGAGACTGCTGCTCTGGAGCGTCAGATTGACAAGCTGGATTCGGTGCATTCGACCAAACTCAAGACTAAAGCCCGAGAGCTGGCTGAATACATGATGCTGCGTAAGGTAAGCAGCAATTTGCTGACCAATGCTGAAAGTGTGGCCAACCTTTATGGTGAGCTCACGGCTCAGCAGCGCAATAGCCGTGGTGTACCTAAGAAGGCTCTGATCCAGGCAGTCGATCAGCTGGCTACGCTGTACGCTCTGGATCTTAGCGGAGCCAAGAATCGTCAGGTTGTGGCTGAGCTTGCTGCCAAGGAAACCGGCGGCGTGGAGTTCATGTTGAATTACCTGAAGGGTCAGCGTCAGAATGAACAGGGCAAGGCTCGTAGTGGCCGGGCACAGGTCAACCACATCAAGGGCTACGTCCCGACGGAAATCCGTTCAGGTGCAAGCCTGATTGTCGCTCCGGATTTGCAGCACAACGATCTGGCGGCTCGTGGTTATACCCGGGTTGCTCCTTACAAGGGCTCGGCTGCCGAGGGTCCTTCTGGTTCGCAGAGCTATTATTTTGCTCCGCTGTCTGCCCGGGCACAGTTCAATCAGGGCATTGCCCAGAACGTTCGCTCGACCTTTTCTGGCGTTGATCCGGCATCGGGCTTCAGCATTGAAAATTATGGCCTTGGTCGAATTACGAACCAGGAAGCTGTTCGCAAGATCACTAGCCGCATTCGGATGAACCGCGGATCTGAGGCTCTCATACCCATTCGTGACGAGTTCGGTGATGTTGTGGCTTACGAACGCACGCTGGATCCTGCTCAGCTGGCCAAGCTGGAACGTGAAGAAGATCTGTCCAAAGTTTTGGGTATCTGGCGTGGTAGGCAGCTGGAAGAAGCTTCTGCTGACCAGTTCAATCAGATTCTGGTCGAGCGTCTTCACGATATGTGGGACAAGCGCTCGGTCGGTGACGAGGAAGCGTTCGTCGACTTGTTCGATCCCAAGTCCCACAAGGATCCGGTGGTAAGTGATGCCGTGAAGCTGTTCACTCCCCAGATGCGTCGACACATCGAGAACGCTTTTGGTGGTGAAGGCTTCATGGTTCGCAAGAGCATGATCAACGATGTCGTCGGGTATCGCTCGGCTTCGATCGGTGATCTGTGGACTGGTGTGACGAGGGTACCGCCTGAGACTGCCAAGGTGGCTGCCAATGTACTGACCGCGGTAATGGGCAAGGATGCCTACAAGTACCTCGTTACTGGCGAGAAGCTATGGCAGAACTTTGTGTCTGATGCTCGTACTACGATCGTGGTTCGCTCGGTAATCGTTCCTGCCTCGAACATCATCAGCAACGTCTATCAGCTGGCTTCTCGAGGTGTACCGCTCAAGGATATTCTTCGTGGCATGCCCAAGAAGCTTGCTGAGATTCAGGCATATCACGAGAACCACCAGAAGGAGATCAAGCTGGAAGCAGAGCTCCTCTCGGTGCAGAATGATCCTACCAAGAGCCGCGCTCTGAAAGCTCAGATCCAGTCCCTCAAAGATGGACACCGGCGCCTGAGCATTTGGCCTCTGATTGCCGCCGGTGAGTTCTCGTCGGTTTCGGAAGCTACCGTGATGCGGGAAGAGTCGACGTTGTTTGAAGGCAAGGTGACCCAGTACATGGAGAGCCTGGTCGACAAGCTGCCTGACTTGGTTCGCACTGCTGGACGTTATGCGATTATCTCGCGGGATACTGCCCTGTTCCAGGGTCTCCAGCGTGCTGTCGAGTACGGGGACTTCCTGGCCAAGGCAGTTCTCTATGATGATCTGACCAAGCGTCAGGGCTTGGATAAGGACAAGGCTCGAGCCAAGGTTAGTGAAGAGTTCGTGAACTACGATCGTCTGCCTGGCCGTTTCCGCGGTACCTTGGAAAATATGGGTCTGATCTGGTTCTGGCACTTCAAGCTTCGGGCCATCAAGATTGCCATGTCGACGCTCCGGAACAATCCGTTGCATTTCCTCATGGCAGCTGCTGTCCCGGCTCCTGACTTCTTCGGATCGGTGGGTCTGCCGGTTACGGATAACGCTCTGGCAGTGGCAGCTGAGGGCAAGCTGAACTATTCCATCGGACCATTGCAGGGCCTTCATGCCCATGCACTTAATCCTTGGATGAATCTGTTGGGATAATAAAAAAGACCCCTACCAGGGCAAGTGGTAGGGGTCTTCGTTCCTCTTGACGGCGGGGCCCGACTCATCTGGCAGGGAGCTTTCCTGACCGGAGCTTTCCGAGCAAGTCGATTACCGGCTACTTGACTTGCAAGTTTGATCCCGTCTCGTGGGATCAGGCCGCTGGTTCCTCCACATTCGGATGCCGTTGCAGGGACCAGAAACCCGCCCAGCATTCAGTCTGGCTGTTTATCCATCCAGTGCATCAGCCATTTGCCAATGAGCCAGAGCACAATGATGGCAGCCAAATAAGGTGCTGCGAATGCAATAGCGGCTCCCAGTAGGGATACCGTGGCAAGAGCCAGGATCCCTACCAGAAGGATCCTGGCCAGGTATATCACGCCGCTTCAGGCTTCGCATTTACCGGCTTGCTGAGACCACCGAAGATCTTCTTCACAGCCGGCTTGGGATCGGCATCGAACGGAACATTGTCCTGTCCTTCAGCTGCCTGCACTTCCGGTTCCTTGACCGAATCAGCCTTCTTGCCGAAGACTGCACGCAGAGGCTTGGTTGCCGGAGCTTCTTCAGCAACAGGCTCATCTGCTACTGGTTCAGCCTCAGGCTCTGTCTCTGCCACTTCGACGACAGGCTCCTCGACCTTAACTTCAGCTTTGGGGGCTTCTGCCTTGGTCTCGGTCTTCTCAGCCTTGATGGCTGCCTTCACTTCCGCCTTGCTGACTTCCTCAGGCTTACCGCCCTTGGGTCCATCTTGCGGAGTGATGTCGATGACAGCCGTAAAGCCTTCGGTGCCACGGGTGGCCTTGAGATCGATATCGACCCGCATATTTTCCCGCACTGCAATGAGTGCAAGAACGTGGTTGCGGATAGCCGTTTCGATCTCGGTCTGAGTGATGGTGATCTGCATCTGCTAAATCCCTGTAAAGAGTCTCATGAGGTTCTGGAACATTGGCGTCCTTACCCCAGCATGGATTGCTCCTATGGCATCTGCCATATGTTCTGCCTTCTCGGCACTGAGCTTTCCATGATGGTATGGAAAGTTTGCCTCCGGATACCAGGACATTGCACTCTGAATCATTTGGTTCTTTGTGGCACTCTTGGTTCCTGCCAATGCGAGTTTGACCTCGATCGGTGTCACCTCGATCAGAGGAATTCCCTCTGATCTTATTACCCCCAATATACCAACACACATGCCATAGCTAGCCATTGCACGCGCAGATTGAGATCCAACCGGCACTTCGACAAAAACTACCTTAGCTTTCCTGGCCTCTTCCAGAGCAATCTTGGACAATTGCTCCGCTTGCTCGAGGTCCTTGGAATTCTGTCTGACCTGTTTTGAAACAGTCTTGACCGGAGTGACGGTCTGTAAATGCGGTGTGTCAAGCACCCCCGCAGTCAGATCAAGAATTCCTGAGGCGATGCCCCAGTTGGACATGCTCGGATCCATTCCGACTACGGGGATACGCATGAGACTCTACGCTCCCTTAGGCCGCGTTCTTGTTGCCGAAGAGACGCTTGGTCTCGGGCTTGGCGCCAGCCTGTGGAGCTGCACCCGAACCAGGACGGCCGGACTTGCCTGCCTGATTGTCATTCTTGGCAGTCTTGTCACGGGTCTGGCCCTTGTTGCGTTCGGTCCAGGCATCGATGAACACGCCGGTCTCGAGACCCTTACGGGCTTCTGCGACAGTCAGCTTCGAGTCGAGGTCATAGACCTTCTCGATGGTGTTCTCGTCACGGGTCTTGCCCGTCGGGATGTAGTTGCCGGCATCGTCCTTCTTGCTGACGTCGACGGTCGACTTGACGATGGCCACACCGACTTCCTTGCCGATGAGCTCGACGAGAACATGGGCTGCCTTGGGCAGTTCCTTCTTCTCTTCGTAATCCCACTGCTTGACGAGCTTTTCCTCGGTGGGCTGGTTCTCGAGCGATTCCCCAGTTGCCACGAGGCAGAGGTCATCGATCGTGGTGAAGCCTGGCAGAGGGACTTTCTTGGTCTTGTCTTCCTTGTTCAGGAAGTAGTTCTCACCCTTCTTGTTGGTGATGTAGATCGTCTCGCTGTAGTCAGCGCCATTGATCTTGCCCTGAACGGTCACGTTGCGAGCACCGCCTGCCGACTGGCCGGCATATGCCATGGTGATCTTCATGGTATAAACGTCGGTATCCAGTGCCGGAGTGCCGCCGCCCAGACGATCTTCCGATTCCTCGAGACCGTCGCTGTTCAGATTTTTGAAAATGCTCATTGTACTCTTTGTCTTTCTTTTTGTGCTGTCTTGACGATCAGTTGCCGTAGAAGGCAGCGAGGTGATCCAGCAGAAGCTGGACATCGTTATGCGGCGCGATAAATTCTGTTTATCGTTGAGATACTCACACCATACTCGGATGCAAGATATCGCGTCTTTTCACCGCTCTGTTTCCGGCGAATTATTTCGTCTGCTTGTGCAGTTGTGATTTTCAGTTTGCAAGTGATCCTGCCACTGGATCTTCCAACAACAGCAATCATGTTTGCACGCCGAGTTACCACTAAGCATGTATCAGGCGAGTAAAGCTTGCTGCCAGGGACCTTGATGTCCTTGTCAACTTGCATTCCCGGCTTCCACCCCTGGGCTAAGCACCAGTTGATGTAGGCTACGGGATCTTCTCGCCATTCATCACAGACGGTGACACCTTTGGCGCCGTACCAAGGGTATCGGCTATCGCTGGGCACATGGCACCTACGCACCATGTCCTGCCAGCGGCTGTACAGGGGATGCTTTGACATCCCATGTTCAACTCGTTGCTTACGCACGGTAGAACTCGGTCAAGTGATCGAGCAGCAGCTGTACGCAGTTGTCCATGTAGGTCTGGCTCTTGGAGAACATTCCCATCGGAGAACGAATACGGGTTCCGATTGTCTTTTCAGTCAACCGGGTCTGGAAGACGTACTTGAACCCAAGATCCTGCTCATCTTCGGAGACATGAAGCAGTGTTTCGTCGTACTTGGGCAGATCTTTTACAGGGATCTTCGTAGCTTCCACCACGGTGGAGAAGTAAGCTTCCACACCCTGGTTCTTGAGGGCACCCTTGATAGGTACCGAACGCTTCATTTCCATGGCTTTTTCATCATACACATCGAGAACGTGTGCAATGATGACCACAGGCTTGCCGAACTTGACCAGCTTGACCTGGATCAGTTCTTTCCAGAACTGGGCGTAGTTGCTCCAGCCCTTCATGGTGTCAGCAGTGCCGAGAACGTACTGGCTCTCGAACATGTCCATCATGAAGGTCGAGCTATCGATGATGATGCCATCGAGATCATCTCGGTTCTCGATGGCTTGGTCCACGTACTCATGAACTTGCCATGGGTCGGTGATCCGAACATTCATGAAGCTGTTCCGGAAAGGCAGACGCTTGCCTGCCTCAGTATTGATGTAGAGCCAGCGATCCTGGTTCCGGATGTTGCGGAGCGATGCCGACTTACCTGCACCTGATACTCCGCCAACCAGTACCAGCTGATCGTTGACTTCAATGTCCTGTTCGTCGCTCATGGCGATTGTAATTCCTTAATTTGCGACAGCTTCGGCCAGCATTCCTGAACCCCAAGAAAGGGCTGACCGAAGCTGTTGCGGGGGTGACCGGTTAGGCCGCTGCCTTCGAATACCGCTTGGCCACGGTGACCATGACGGTGCTGTCCAGTTCCTCTTCCGTCAGGGGAGTGTTCAGCTTGGCATTGAAGGCATGCACTTGCTTCTGGACCGTGATGAGGTCCATGCCGCTATCAACCAGAGCCAAGGCGAACTTGATCATCTGGTTGTTGCGGTTGCCTTGAGCGATGCTCTGGGCGAACCAGCGCTCAAGGTTATCGAGGCTTCCCAGCTCCTGGTTCTTCTTGAGGTACTCCTCATTCCCCTTTGTCTTGGGAATGAAGGGCAGAGCATCGAGGAGCTTGCCATCATTGTAGTGATAGGCACAGTTGGGATTGGTAAGCCACTTCTTCGAACGCTGCTTGGCAGCTTCGTCCGTCTTGAATGGCAACCATTCGAGCACGGAATCCATGAATTCCTTGTACTCGGTCTTGTCCATTTCGAGCCGGTAGTTGATCGGCAATACGAGACGGAAGCGATCGACAGCAGGCGTAGGATTGCCATCCTTGTCCTTGCCGGCGATCTGGTGACGCTTCGTGGTATAGGTGAAGAACTTGTAGTCCTTCAGCAGGTCGTGGACCATTGCCATGGTGATCCCGTCCTCACCGTCGCAATCAACGACGATGGTATCGAAGCCGGGAATGACGTTATCATCGGAACGGTGACCACCCTTGAAGTGGTGGTTGGCCCAATGCATATCATCCTGCTGAGCCAGGATGTGAAGCTTGTCGAACGGTGCTCTCTCGGCCTCATAGCCATAGGCAAAGTTGTCCGAGTAGCTGACCGTGAGGCTGTCGATATCAGTTTCCTTGAGGGTCTCCCCCTTGAAGAACTCGATACCGTCGACGAACGTCTTCTTGATGATGATGTGGTTCTTGTGTCCCCATGCTGTTGCCAGCGTCATCATCTCATTCCGTCGGGCATTGGAGCCAGAATAGAACGGAAGCGTCTCCACGAGATCCGACTGTGTGACCTCAGTGCCTACCTCGGCAATGTACCGAGCCAGGCGAACATAGGACTTCTCACGGTTGAGAATTCGCTGGAAGCCTCTGCCAGACTCCTCGACCAGAAGAATGGCCGAAAGCAGATGCTCCATCTCGACTTCACTGGATTCATCGACGAACGCCAGAGCCCCAGCAATCTTGAGCACCTTGAAATAGCGGTGGCTCATCTCTGCCTTACGGATTTCGTCGTGCTGACCCATCTTCTCAGCTTCACGTTCGCACTGAAGCTTGTAGGTGATCAGCTTGATGGCAACGTCATCCTCGACGGTCATTCGCCAGGCAAACTTGGCTGGATCAGCCAGCTTGTGGAAATGGGCTGACCACTTGTTGATGGAAGCGTCGTTAGAGGGCTGGATCAGCTTGGCATAGATCAGTGCCGGATCTGTCTCTTCTGTTGCAGTGGCACGGCTTTCACCATGGCCGAACAGGCAGCGACGAGCATAACCGGTCTCCATGAATGACCAGAATTGGTCCTCGGTGGAGCCACCGTCGAGCAGCTTTGAAGGGGCGCCGAACAGCAGCATGTTGGCTGGCGTCTTGCCATCCACATCTTCGCCACGCTGGTTCTCAGCGTTCTGCTTGGTGAGCTTGAGCTTGGTCTTGCCCTGATCGAACAGTTCCAGGAACACGGTCAGGACCTCGGTCGAGTTAATCAGGTTGAGTCCGATCTCATCGACTTGGAAGTTGATGGCCCCTGCACCGCTCATAAGCAGCTTCTGACGCAGCTGCTTGACGGCCGGAGTTGTGCCGGAGTCGAACGTGAACGGATAAGGCCCCAGTCCCTGATAGGACTTCTCAGCCTTATTGAACTCTTCCTGTGGATCAGTTCCATTGTGGCCGGCACGGCGATTGGCAATCTTCCACAGCTCGTTTTCCGTGATGTGAGGAAGCGTGTTATCCATGAACCGACGGCGGAATGGGGCGAGGAATTCCTCTTCCATGATGCCGATCGAATGACCCTTGCCGAAGCCTGAGGTGGCCAGCAGTAGAGCATAGAGATTGACCGGGATTTCACCGCGGTCTTTCGTAGCGATGACAGCCCGCATCGAGGCAGCCATCTTGGCAAGGAAATAGGCGACCTCAACACGAAAGAAGCTGAGGTCCTTGTTCTGGGTCTTGTTTGCGAGGACTTCTGAAATTTCCTCAATGGCCGGGTGATGGGTCACCCCCGTTAAATCGATCATGCTCACCCCCGTGAGATGTTGATGGGAAAGCAGCTGGGAGTATTTCATCCCAGCCACCAATGGCTCAGATCAGGAGCTGAAGATGGCACCCAGCAAATCGTTGCTGAGTTCCGTTGCTCCTGGTTCAAGACCGAGCCTGTCTTTCTGCGTGCAAGCGTGAAAAGCGGGGCAATAAGCACACGCCTTGGGCTCACCTGGAACGGTGACGATCACGCCCTTACCGCCCTTTTCGGCCTGGAACTTGCGAGCCTCGTTGAGATCATCGAAGTTCTTGGTCGAACGGGCATTGGGATCCTTGGCTTTCGCTGGATCGGAGAAGAACTTGAATTTGGGCAATGAGCGCCAGAGTTCTTCGTCTGTGCATTCCGGTATCTCGGATTCCGGTGCATCCTTGTAGCGTTCGATCAGGAGCAGCCGGCTACGAATCCAGCTCTCTGTCTCCTTCTCGGAAGTTAGAGGAATGTCCTTGTACTCTACACGCTTCTGAGGATAGGCCGGGTTCGTCTTCACCATAGACTTCTGCCAGTCAGTGAAGATGAAATTGATCCGGATGTAATCCTCTTCGATCTTGTCCTTGTGGAGCCAGCGGTAGATGCTTCCCTGACGGGAATAATCATCATCTTTGGTTCCCTTGATCCAGGACCAGACAGAGGTAGACTTGAAGTCCTGAACGATGCCTTCGGCAACCATGTCGAACTTGCCACCGATGGTGTAGGTGGTGCCGTTCACATCAACTTCCCGGAAACCTCGTTGCTCGAAGTAAACCGGGATGATGTCGTTGCTGGCTCGAAGCTGTTCAGGAGACGGATTGACGACGATCCGCTCGATGATCTCCTTGGAATACCCCAGGAGCTTGAGCGGTGTTTCCTTGCCGTTGACCCAGGCATGCTCAATAGCCGTGTGGATGGCATGTCCCAGTGCCCGAGCAATATACTCGGACACATCTGGAGCCTGCTTTTCCTTGGGTACCCGCTTTGACAGGATGAGCTGTCGAACAGGTTTCATCAGCGAGGTAGCCGAGACGTAGTTCGGCTTGTCGACGTAATCGTATTCGTCGTGCAGAAGCCAAACTGCGATCGGCAAGCTGATGTCAAGATTATTGGAGACTCTCATTTGAGTTTGGCTCCTCTCCAGACGACACGCTGACCTTCGATGAGTTCCTTTGCCGACTGTTGGAGCTCTTCGAGAAGCTCGGGGTCGGTGAGAATGGTAGCTCCAGTTGACGGGAGTCCTCCTGTCGGGAGACCGGGGAGTGATTGTGATTCATGTTCCTGATCCTTCAGGATCCGGTCAGCCACGAGTTTGGTGTAGCCAACAATGTCGTGCCAGCTGTCGTGGTAGTTTGGATCCCCATTGAGGATGCGGCCCATCTTGTGAGCCAGCATTCCCAGGGATTCCTTCATATCGTCTGCGAGAGAATCCCAGTTGCGACCAAGCATCATCGCACGCTTGATAGCCTGCGTGATCTTTGCATGGTCGGTGAACTCACCGTAACGGGTTCCCCGTTCAGCGAGAGTGGCGTCAATATCAGCCGGCTGCATTCTGGAGTTCCCCAACGCCTTCCATGAACTTGGCCTGGGTCATGACACCAAGGTAGCTCACCGAGATGATGAAGACATCGTGGACCTGGGTGTTGGGGTTGCCGATACGCTCGAACAGACGCATCTGGATACCCTGCTGAGCCATGCCGATGTGCTTGGCCGTGACGTTGCGACCATCACCAGTAAGCGTGGTGTTGATGTTCATCTGCTCGATCTCTTCGGATCCCTCACGGGTGAAGATGACCATGCCCGACACCAGATGATAGTGCTGGGGCTTGTTTGTTTTGGACATGCATGTCTCCTGTGCCGGAAGACAGAGGTCAACCGGGGTATTGGAACCAGAAAAAGGAATGACAGTGGGTGGCTGCTAACCTTAGGTCAGGCAGCCAATCCCGTCTGCTTGGTTACGTGGTCTTCGATGACATTGAGAATGTCTGCCTCTGTTGCTCCGTTGGGGAGCGTTATCTCTGTCGTCCAGTTGGGGTAGAAGAGACCCAAACTTCCCCCGAGTTTCACCTGTGGGTGGTAAATCTCAGGATGGTTTTGCCATTTGACGGCATCAACTAGATGAGTGTTGGCATAGACAATAACTTTAATGTCGTCCTTCATCAAGAAATATCCTGCGTCATGAATTTGAGCACAGGGTTTTATCGACAGTCTGTGAACACTCTTTCGAACTTTGCCCATAAACTCTGAGCCAGCACGGGAATTGAGCAGACACCAGCTTTGTCCAAGGGCATTGCCAGCAGTCCTCCCCTCAGCTTCAGCAGCTTGTGGGGTGGCCTTGGCTCCACGGATAACCTGAGCCAGCAGAGGTGTGCGAAGTCTCAGACCAAAAGCGATGGTGATGTATCCATCCTTGGTGGCCTGATCGAGCTTGTCCGAGACCCATTGATCACTGACTGCGTAAAGCTCGTGATACCTCGCCTCGATGGTTTTGGCCTTTTCTTCCGAGAAACCACAATTCTTGACGAGTGTGGACCACGTTCCCTGATAGGTCAGGGCAAAGGTTGGTGCCTTTGAATCCTGACGTTCAGCAGGATATTTGGATGCGATCGAGTTGACGCTTTCGACAGAGTTAGGGTCGATACCCGTCATGCTCTCACCGAAGTAGGATAAAGCACGAAGGCAATGGCCGTCGAACCCGTCAGTATAGACACGTAATTTGGCAGGATCCTTGGTGGTCAGGGCCGAGATACGATCCTCAAGAGAATCGAAATCGAGTCCTGCAAAGATCCAGCCATCGGGTGCCTCGAAACAGCTCTTGATGAGCTTGCCCAGGCTGAGCTTGTTGCCTTTCATGTATGGCGCCAGAACGGTTCCATAGAGCTTCATGAGGTACTCGGAGATGACCATCATTACATTGGCCGGCAAGTTCTGGAGATTGGGTCCAGACGAGCTTAGACGGCCACTCTTAGTTCCCCCAAGATTGAAGTTACCAAAGAGGTAATGCCAACCATCTCTTCCCTGTTGAGCATTCTTCAGGGATGGGATGAAGTCGGTGATGATCTTGTTGACCGCCTTGAAGTCGATCAGTGCTCCAAGGAATTCCAAGGTATCTGCGTCTTTGGTGTGGTTCCTCAGATTCTTCAGGGTGTCGCCGTCTGTCGACGGCTGCCCCGCATCGGTCAGACCCAGGACAGGCAATTCCAGCACCTCGAACAAGAGTTCTTGTAGCTGGGGGTTGGAGTTCGGATTGAACTCTACGGCCTGGGTCTCATCATCCTCGAAAGAGATCTGCTTCTTTTTCAGAGCCTCGTTACGCTTGGCTACGTGCTTGTGGCGCAGCAGATGGTTGTAGTGCTGGATGACCTTGGAATGACCCAAGGTCTGGAGTGCTGAACCCTCGATGGCATTGAGGATCTGTTCGACCTTCAGGACCTGGTTCATGTTCACCGGCATGCCAGTGAGCTGCATCTGGATGATATCCACCATGGCAGGCTGAAACAGGTCCCGGTAAACCGGGAGCTGCTGGTCTGCTACGAGAGTGTCCCAGTGCTTTTCATAGACGTGCCAGGTGCATAGGCTGTCGACTAGATTGTACTTGAGCAGCTCAGGTTGCGGAATCCGACGGATGTCCTTGATTTCATCCTGAGCATAGTTGCCCGCAAAGTCCTGAGCCTGATCTTTCAGGCTCAGCTTATTGCCAGCACATGAGTTGGTTGCGAGGTAGGTTATGAGCTTGGTGCAATCCCAGCCACCACTCTCGCCCAACATGATGTCCATGCCATAGAGCAGACCTTCCTGATCCAGGAGATGCTCCATAAAAAGCTGATAGATCAGGACGTAAACGTCATAGCCGATGTTGTGCCACTTGAACTCAATGCCGAGCTCACGGGCCACGATGAAGAATTCCTTCAACATTGCCCGACGGTAAGCATGGGGGACCTGAATGCCGTATAGGCCCAGCCCATTCTTCTGGTTCGGATCAGCGGGATCGATCGGCAAATAATCTACCGGAAAAGCAATGCCTTCATGCTTGGACCAGGCAAACGAGATGGTGCCGATGCCAGCATCATAGTGCTTGAGGCTGAATGCCTCGATATCCGCGGTCAGGGGCTTGCCCTGTTCTAACAGCTTGCGAAGCCACTGTTCGATGCCTTTGTCTGTAGTGGGGTAGGCAGCGAACTTGATGATGTTCTGGCCAGGTACCTTGTAACCACCGGCAATGTGATCGATCAGGGCATTCATTCCTGCGGCGATCTTGGCTGTCCCTGCCTCGGGATCATAGAATACCGCGGCATAGTTGGGCACATAGACAACCTTGAAGTCACCCAGAGCACAATCCACGACGTAGCCGAGATTGGCTTCCACTTTGGGAAGCTTGGTTAGGACCTTGAAATAGTCAGCGTCTGCAACCAGCAGGTATTTGGTGCCCAGATCCGTCAGGGTTGGTTCGAGCTCTTCGGCAAACCATGCCTTGATTTCTCCGGCCGACGGCTTCTTTTTACCTTCGGACTTGAAGGTCTCCACCACGAGAAGGTCATTCTCATTAAATGGGTATGGATCGGTGTAGTGCTTGCGAATGTCGTCCTTGCGAATCTTGGGAACCAGTAGGACCACAGGATAGTGGGTGAGTTCGGGATCTGCGAACGACAGGTAACGCATCAGTCTTGGGCCTTTTTAATGCGATCAATTACGAGGGCAGCTTCAAACAACGCAGTATCTAAAGCTATCAGGTGACGGTCTTTGCCGTGCTCTAAAAAGTTAACGGCAGCCGTGTGTAATGCCTCTAACAGTGCGATTAGAACTGGAGCCTCAGCCATCATTGCTGCGAGTTTTTGAGGATCGTACCCAGCACTTATGCAGCCGTGAAAATTGGTGATTGCCACACACATTGTGGGCTGGGTTTCAGGTACACGGGCGGAAGCACCAACAGCCCAGTCCCACCTTCCATGAGCTACATCCCCATATTTGTAGGGGAAGAGTGGCTTCTGCTTCATCAGTAAATCAGCCTTACTGCTGTGAAGAATTCCAGCTTGGGAATGATCTTCAGATATTGGCGGTATGCCCTGCTTCCTGGTTCGATATTCCAGGCTTCAGGGCGAGTTCTTGGCAGCTTGATCCAATCATAATCGACACATTGGATCAGGCATTCTGGCAGGGCGTCTCTCAGGTCTTGAGTGGTCTGACTGTTCTGAACCAGTGGCAGGAGACCCTGCTTGATCAGTTGAATGTCATCAGACACCTGCTTGTGGCTGAGCCTGAGGGCCTCACCTTCCTCTTCGAGTGAGGGGTCCAAGGCAGGCCAGAGACTTCTTTTGGGTGCCTGAGAGTGCTTGAGCAGATATCCTCTGTGCAGCACTCCCAGAGCAGTGTTGTTGGCAGTCTTTTGGTTGAGGATAACCAAACGATCTATCGCGGCTTGAATCCTTCGGGCTTCGCCTCGAGAAATGGATTCGAGCATGGCATCGAGAAGAACCATGACGGTCTCCTAAAAGTGAAGACCTCCGTATTTGTCAGCGAGATGCCCGTAGAGGAATATACGATGTCTTGGCCGGCTGAGAGCCACGTACAACATACGGGCTACCATGTTCGGATTGGGGCATGTGCTGATGTTTCCGAGATCCACAAACACGGAATCGTAGGTAGAACCTTGCGACTTGTGGACCGTGCTGGAATCCAGTGGGCGGAGATCGGGGAATGTCCCCTTGAGGTTGAAATATTCGGGCCACTGCTTCTTGCGCTGATAGTGCTTGACCAGCTTGTTGAAGTGGTCCCGGTCGACAGGGATAGGAACTTTTTCGACGTAACCACCACTGCTCATACCGAGTGTGGCATAAACAACTTCGAGTTTGGTTCCTGCCGTATCGACTTCGATGAAGGTTGACCTGGGTGCCAGCTCAATGACCTCGAGCTCTTGCTCGATCGAGATCCTTTTCTTGCCGATGTTGACCATGGAGTTGCTGACCAGCAGCTCTCCGACGGTGTACTCATCGGGCAGGTGACGCAGGCTACGAATGTGATCGTTGAACTGGTTCACCCGGGCGTTGGTATATGAAAGGATCTTGGACGCCTTGGTTTGCTGGGCAAAGGTCTGATCGATCATGCTCTGCATCTGATCATCGTCGAGCCAGTCGATGACACCAGGCTTGATCTCGATCGGATAGAATTCGTGGTTCTCAACCTGATACCGGAGCTGTTCGTGCAGAGCCTTGAACTCAGGAACACTGGTTCGCATCTGTTCGGTCAGCTCATAGGTGCGGATATTGAGCTTATCGACTGGACAGATAGCTTCGGTGACCGGGCTGAGCTGGCAATGATCTCCGACGTAGATAATCTTGCAGTCGATGGCAGCATCACGGACAGCATTGAGCATGCCGGTATCCATCATGGTGTACTCGTCGACGAAGATGATCTTCTTCTCGTGAGGCTTCCAGTCGTTGCGACGGGTAAGCTTGGTTTCGCCCGTGCTGTAATCTTCTGTGACCTTGAGACACAGCAGAGAAGCGAGAGTCGAGGTAGGACGTTGAGTAGCAATAGCCAGTACCTCGGCTGCCTTGTTGGTTGTGGCAGTCATGTGGACGCCATCGTACTTGGGCTCGATGCCCATGATGCCACAGAGCTCGAAGTACCGCGGCATGATCTTATCGATCATGTTGCTCATGAGATGGGTCTTACCGGTGCCACCGGGACCCGAGACTTTCATCTCTCTCTCATTGTCAGCCAGCAGGAATTCCAGAAACCCTTCAGCCGCAGCGGTTTGTCCCTGGTTCAGGGTTGATGTCATTTAGATTTCCTCAGGGATGGTTGTGGGAGCCAGGGAAAGAAGGAGGACTTTCCCTGGCTCGACCACTCAAACGAACGGTGTCAGGTCAGGCGGGGAATAGTCTTTCCCCTTGCCGATCTTGCCGTTCGGAAGCAGGACGGGCTTGCCGTCTTCGAACTTGGAGTAGTTGGAGCGATTGACCTCGGCCAGACCACCGGGAGCATCCATGCCAGCAAGGACAGCAGTACCGGTAGCCGTCACGAGCTGATCGCAGATGGCATCGAAGAACTGAGGACGATCATTCTCATGCAGAATGAGGAACGGCTCAGCGCCCTTGTTCTTGAAGTGATTGGCAAGGTTGGTGATTGCCGATCGAGCAGCTTCCTTGAGACGATCGCCAGTGTAATTGACGGGCGTGAGCTCATCGATCATTTCACCAACTTCTTCGAAGTGTACACCCATCTGGACGTAGAAGTTGGCCAGGGTAGGCTCAGGCTTGGCAGCCTTGAACCAGTTGGCGGTGTCTTCAAGCGGCAAGGGACTTCTCCTGTTCAGCGAGGTATCGCTCCATCAAGAGATTCTTGATGTAGGTTTTGATGGGAGTGTGGGCACCTAGCTGGGATTCCAACCAGGTCTTTTGGTCTTGGCTCATGGACAGATAAATATCTTCCATAAAAGCCCGCCGAGTGTCAGCAGGTTGAACACCAAGGGCATGAAGCCTCTGGGTAACCGTAGAAGTGTGGCAGCCAAGTGTCTCAGCAATGGTGGCGAGTGACAGTCCGACGCTGTTCAAACGAACCAAGTCGGAATCTGTCACCCTTCTGTTTGAACGGTAAACGTCAGTCATGCGATAAACCCTGTGCAATTATCAACTCTGTCTTAGTTGAGTTTGCACAGAATGCCTAGAGTTTTGAAGATTCACCCGGCAAAGTTATCGATGACCCGACGAACCACATGAACTGATACCCCGAGTTGCCGAGCAATCTCGGCTTTGGAGTGACCCAGACCGCGGAGTCTTGCGACCTCAAGGTCACGGCTCTTACGGATCTTGTCAGCATCTGAGATAGTCTCTGCAAAGCTGCTGGCCTTGTCTGCGTGCAGCATCTTGGACAGGCTCTGGGCCTTGCGTGAGACCTTCACTTTGGGCTCATCACCGATGATGTCGAGCATCATGCGGACTTCAGCTTGGGATACGCCAAGGACTTCCCAGCTGACCTTGTGCTTTTTCTTGAGCGCACGAAGATCATAGGCGGCAGTTCGGCGGATATCGCCGGGAGTTTCAAGACCCATCAGATCATTGCAGATCTCACGGGCTTGCTCCTTGCGGGTGGGAACGACATAGGGGTTCAGCACAGGCTTGGTTTCCTCAGCTGGTTCAGCGGGAGCTACTTCGAGCTCTGGTTCAATGGTTGGTTGTGGGGCTGGCAGGCGCCTTGAAAGCAAGCGCATGAAATTGGGTAGTCTGTGGCGGAATCGCATTTGAATTTCCTTCAGCAAGACCGCAGCACAGAGCCCAAGGAAAACCGTAGGTTTTCCTGACAGGCTCGGATGTGCGTAGGTCTTGCGGTTATGCTGCCTTGGGCGTGGTAACAGGAACCATGGAAGGGTCTTCGATGGTCACCTTGAAAGTGCGGCCGTCGGCAAAGATGATGTCACGTTCGATGGCACGAACACACTTGTCTTCGATAAGGTCGGCAACCAGACCGAGCATGACCTGATCGGTCACCTCAGCGACCTTGCGGAAACGCTGGCCAGGCTTCTTGATAACGATCCAGAACGTACCGTCCTTGGGGTCGATCTGGACGGTGAACTGCTTGCTGGGATTCATGGGAGGATTTCTCTCTAATGGTCAGGAACGAAGCCAAGAAAAAGCTTAGCTTTCCTCAGATGCCTCGGACGTTCTGGAGATGATCGTGCTGCTCTCTGAAGCAACGATAGGACCCGTTCCAGCGATGCCGGCCCACGATCCGGTAGATCTGTGTGGTAGGGTCCTGAGATTTTTTGCGACCATCGAGACGGATGTCGAAACCACATTCGTACTCAAGGCGTTGCATATACTTCAGGAGTGTCTGTTGGTCTGGGATAAGCTGCTGTTGAATGGCAACCGAGGCTGATAACCCACGGGGAGCCAGAGCAAGCAGAACTAGCCTTCTTGCTCTGGTTCCCTTAGGTGGACTGACGAATCCATATCTAACGATATAGTGCCGACGATCTCTCATCCGGCGACGAACTCGTTAGGCAATTGCTTACGAAGCTGTCGCCAGCCTACGAGGTTGCCGTGCTCTTCAGGATACATCCAAGATGAATCTCCTCGTGGGTCTGAGGTAGACCAATCTGGTGTTGCCTGATGCTCGGCAGGGCTAGCATGGAGAGGCTGGCTGACGACGAGCTTCTCATAGAGAGCAATGTCCTCCTCGACAGTGGTCTGCCGGCCATCATGGGTCAGGTAGCTGACACGAGCACAACGAGCGACGGAGACCTTCTTAATGGGCTCTACCAGTTCATCATACATGGGCTCATCACGAGTGATGCGGCCCTTCTTGGCCAGATAACGAGCAGTGCTCCAATCTTCCTTGGTGATGTAGGGCAGATGCCACTCACCGGGTTGCAGGAAGTGGGGATCACTCTGAGCCATGGCAGCCATCATGGCTTCTGCCAATACCTTGATCTCCGGCTGTGCATCAGGGTGAGCACGAAGAGCGAAGAAGTTCGCCCATTCGGTTCCGGAACACACGACATTGATGTGTGCCCACGGCTCAAGAATGCGATTGGCAATTTGCTTGTGCAAGCCATTGCTGACCAACCATTCAGCCTTACTGATCATCTGTTCCATGGCGTCGAGCCAGATGGACTGGCAGACGCCGATGGCTTCTGGATCAAGCTCTGCTCCGGCCTGCATACCAGGCTTATTGGAGCCCCAGTAAACTGGCATTGCTGGATCACGGCGAAGATCTGCGATCATCCGTTCCACCGGTATTGCACGGGAGCTGGAAGCGTTTCGGCTGAAGACCCTATGGGTCATAAATTCCGAATGCACCATACGAGGATAGCGCAATTGAAATGTGGTGAGGCGCTTTCCCTCAGGGGAAACGCTGTCTGCGATCACGATTGCTGAGATTGTCATGTCTGTTCCATACGAAGAGACCGGAGAGTCGCCTCCCCGGTCTGATATTTTCAAACAAATGTCTAGTCTGTTTGAGGTGAGCTCCCACAATCTTTGAGATTGTCAGGCTTGAGCTACCACTTATATCCCAGACACTCGAACTCTGTCTCGCTGTATGGGCGATCACAGAGCACCCTGCCAACGTAATTTACCGTGGCAAAGCCTGGGACGATGTAGAGCTTTCCTTCACAGTCCACGACTGTCCAGACATAGCGGGGATCAACGTCTGAACCGATCGTGCTGTGATCACGGATGATGGACCCGTCGGGTGCGGAGATAGGTTTGTAGCGTCTCTCGAAGACAAAATAGCCGCCGGCTCTGGACCGCTTGCGAATGCGGATAGGCGCCTTGATGACCTTAGGCTGCTGCATTGCTCAGATCCTGATTCAGTTCATCAAAGCCACCGACCACCTTGAGAACCAAGGGAAGCGTCTGGCGTCCGATCGATGCAGGTAGGGCACCGAGCTCAGGCACATTCATGATGTTGTGCTCGGCATAAGTCAGTCCCTTCTGGTTCAGAAGTTCCTTGGCCTTGTCGCAATAAGGACAGTTGTCCATAGTAACGATGATGTAGTCTTTCACTCGTGAACTCCGTGATAAGTCTGTGTGGAGAGATTTAAGCTTTATATGTAGGAAGTCTCCAAACTTCTGGAGATTCCCCCATGTCAAGTGCAAAAGTCAGGGTAGCTGTTCCAGCTGTTTGGACTGATATCTCAGGTGCGGCTGCCAATGTGGCCGGTATGTCGTGGTATAACGACCCACGTTTCAGCTTCGGTCCAGTTGCTTTGGCATTTCAGGCCAGCAGTCCTGTCGCTGGTGATCCTTTTGTCACGCTTCAGCGTGGGGATTCCTGGTATGACAAGGCTGGGTCAGCAAAGATCTGGGCGATGAAGCTCAGCGATCAGCCTGTTCTTCTCACTGGCATGGCGGACTGAACCAAATGGGCCACTCTCGCACGCTCAATCGACCCGTGACAGGTGACGGTGGCCTGTTTTCATATGGCTTTGCAGGCGCTCGTGGTAGAGTTGGAGGTGGTACTCCTACGCCTACCCCGACGCCTACGCCTACTCCCGATCCGTCATGGGCGATCGGACTAGCCCGCACACCCGCGTATGTGCCTTCTTGGACGCGACCAGCCTCGTTTATACAGGGGACGATCACTGGCAGCATTCCGGTCGATGCGATTGATTACGCAACTGGAAATGGCGGCGGAGCATTCTCCGACCTGTTCGCATGGATCGATGCCTGCAACGCGGCCAACAAACCCGGCGCGCTCGGGCAGGACATCACGATCACCACGACGGAAGCATCGCTTGGTCGGCGCTATCTCTATCGTGGCATTTACGGCTACGGAGCGGCAAATCCGAAGATCACATGGACAGGCCGCACGACCGGTTCGGGTTCGCAAAAGGCGCTGTTCCACGCCTATCTTGAAGACATCACCATTCGCGGCGTCGAGTTTGTGGATTGGGGTTGTGTTCTGGCCGTTGGTCAAAAGACGCTTCCACTGATCGAAACCGCCACCTTCACCGCTTCGTTCAGCGGCACGGCGATGACTGTTTCGTCGGGCAGCGTCAGCACTGGCATGAGCATTTATGTTCCGGGATCGGTGCCTTACGGGACAACTGTTGTTAGTGGCTCAGCTCCGAATTGGGTCATCTCTGCCAACGTCGGCACGGTTGCGTCCACCACGGTAAACGTTGTCGATCCACAGCCTTACCACACCAGCACGCAGCCACTTACCCGCATTGCCGATCCCGTTGTCGGTTCTGCTTCGGGCCTGCACTGCCCGCGCCTTGGCAAGATCGTCACATCGGGCACGTTCAATATCAGCCAGATCGCCATCAAGCGGCAGATCGAAGGCACTACCGCGATGGGGCAAGCCAGCGGCGGGGCAAACAACAACTATTATTTCAGCGATGCGGCATGGGCTGCGGTGCTTGAAACGGTCAATCTCTTCACCGGGGCGAGCTGCACAACGAATGCCCAGATTGTTTCGGCCATCAATGCCAACACTACGGCGGGCTTTGCGCACGGCTATGCAGCCGTCCTGTCCCTGTCTGGCGACGTGCTGATTACGGCAAACACGGTCAACACCAAGTCGTTTGTCGATATGGTCATCACACAGACCGGCACGGCGGCGACGTTCGATGTCAAGACGCCAGCGGTCACGATCACGCATTGCACCTTTACAGACTGCAACATGACCTACGCCGCCTTGCTCGATGTTTCGGAGCTTGGTGCGGTCGAGTTCCACAAGAACAGCCTGCCGGGTACTTGGTCCGCCATTTATGCGCAGGTCACGCGATGGGGGCATCTGCGCGCGGCAAACAACGAATGGTATGATTGCCTTCGGCTTCGCCATAGTCTGCGCCGTGCGCAAACTGGCCGAGGCCATACTGCGGACAGTGGGGCAACCACTACCTACGCGGGAATGCCCGCTGGTTCCTCCCTATCGGAGTTCAACACTTTCATTTATGCGGGCACCGATAGCCCGCTGATGATGCGCTACATGACGGCCGGAACAACCTGCCTGATCGAAAACAACTATGCCCACGATGTCGAGAGCTACAACTCCACCAACACCGTGAACGCCGCTGTCTTTGCTGATATCCGCAACTGCTGGCAGCGCACGTCCAACGGCAAGGTCAACCGGATTGCCTACAACCGGATTGTCTCGGTCAAGGGCGTGCGCGGGGCCGAGGATGCCAACGCGTTCTATGCTAAGCCTCGCGGGCTCGATGTGATCGCGAACTATATCGAGGACGTTGGCGCGGCATATTACGGGCCTATCTCACAAGATGGCTCCGAGTTCAGCAACGGGTTCAAGAACCCCGGCCCATGGAACCAGGAATACACCTCCACCTGGGGAACCAACGAAATCGGGGAGCCGTTCCGCTTCCTCGGCAACGAGCTTGTCAACATGCCTCCCGGCATCCCGCCCTTCAAGATCGATGAGGTTTACACCTCTGGCACGATCATCGAAGACAACATCATTCGGAACTGGCGGAACTACAAGAATGGCGTCGAGCAAACGTCCGGATCTGTGGCGGGCGGCTTCCGTATCACGGATGGCCATCGCTTCGTATCGTTCAAGCGCAACCGCTTCATCAACTGCGATCCGGGACCGACCGATCCCGGCCTTTTGATAAATCTGCACAACATAAAAGAGGCCAACAACACGACCTTTACGACGGCTGATTTCCAGATCGACAACAACTCAATCCACAACGATGGCAGCGCTCATGCTGATGGCAGCTACCCGGTATATGGTGCGAACACGATTTTGGTCCGCTTTGACTTCGGATCAAACAACCCTGCGACGGGCTTTGCTGCCGGATTGGCAACTGGCTCCAATCGCATCTTGACGGCGTTGGGAGCAGACAGCGGCTATCGGTTTGTCATGAACCACACCGATCGCACAGAAACCAGTGTTGGGACTAACGCAGTGCCACAGGCGTCGGTGGTCAACTACCTGTCGAGCTATGGGGCTAATTTGTGAGAGAGTTTATCCTCTTGATTGGCCCTTTGGTGCTGGCTTGGATCAGTGGCTACCTCTTTGGCTTCCATGAGGCTAAGAGGAAGATCACTGGCATTATAGTGAGGCATTTTCGCTTGTAACGGCCAAGGATAGCGCGGGCGGCAATCGTTGAGAGGCCGTTCCCGCGCAAATCTGGTGAACGAGGTGGTGTAGCTGCGGGCCGGATTGTTTACCGGCTCAGTTTACTAAGCAGTTGCGCACTGCTGTTCTCGTCTCGTCGCGCACCCTCTTTTTTCGGAGGGGTCCTTGCCGTGTGTCCATCCACACCGCCGCAGCCCGCACACTCTATCACATTCCAGCGCTATGTGAATCCCTGAAACGACTAAGGGCGGCGCGACCGGGAACCCCCAATCCTTCGCCGCCCTCGAATGCTCGCACTACGCATGGCAGCCGAGACTAAGCCCGAATATCGTTGCTGCGGCCCCCGGCTCTTGATCCACGCATAAAGCGCTGCCACCCGTCGGCAACCCAGAGTTGTTCCGGCGCTTGCCGCAGCCCATCCCCTATACCACAGGCGGGGGTGAAGGGGAATCCCCTGTTTCGAGTGCGGCCAGTTCTGACAATGCCTGCGACCTTGCAACACGTCGCGCCTCTGCCTGCTCCGCCATTGCTGGTGAATAGAACGGGTCTGCACTTTCCGGCACTTGGCCCATCGGACGGCGGATTGCGTCATGCAGGGCAATCGTGATGGCCTTCACCCGCCCCTCTGCCTCTGCAAGCGAGGTTTCGAGGGCCTGGATGCGGGCGGCGGCGCGATTGATCCGAACGCTGGCAAGGCTGAATTGAGCGTCGTCTTGACCATTGGTGGCTTTGACGGTGCGAAGGAACTCTGCGCTTTCCCTGAGGGCCACCAGATCATCCATCACCGTTCTCCCTAGCCTTGCGGCAGGCACTGAAGCCGTCGCGGTGTCCCTGCCAGTAGCCTTTGCTGAAACCGATTATTGCGCCGGTGATCAAGGGCAATCCAAATAGAGCTGCAATGCCGAGGAGGTCGCTCATTGCTTCCCCCTTACCGCGTCCAAGGCGGCGATTGCTGCGGTGGCTTGGTCCCATGCTAGCGCAACGTGCGGATTGTCCCGACGCTCAATTGCCCAATCCCTCACAAAGCAAGCGCCGTTCATCACCATGATAGCCCGCGCCACCGCCTCCACCTCATCCTCGCTCGGCTGCGCGCGTGGGCATCCGTGTTCCGCGCAATAGCCACAGTCGCTGGATGATGGGCACGTCTCACTCGGCACAGCATGGATAAGCTGGCCGGTGCGGTAGGCATCGAATAGCGCGTTCACGAAAGCCGCGTATTCCTCAGGCCCCTGCGTTGCCTTCTTGCTCAACGCCTCAAGCGCTTCTGGTGTTATCTCAGTCATGGGTGGCCTCGGGTTTGTAGGCGATGATCTGGTCGCACTCAGGCACTCTATTATCCCAAATCAGGGATGCGGCAGTCCCGAGTTGGCTCCGGTCGATCACGCCATCTCGCATCATGTAGATCGGCCTGCTGTCTAGCGGTACCGGACACGGCCCGCCATCATGCTCGATCCACCCTTCCGCCTTCATCGCTTCATTGAGCATCGGGGTCTCCTTGAGGGATTGGCGTGCGAAGTAACAGGCCCTGCACTTTTCGACACACCATCCGTGTCGGGTTTCAATCCCCTTCAGCGCCTCCCGCAGCTTCCGCTCCCGTTCCTCGAAAGCGCGTTGGATCAGGACTGCGGCATGGCCACAGCCGTAGTTTCCGAGAACAATCGTGCTGGCGAGGCTAAATGCCCAATCCGGCGCTCCTTCGATGTCGGCTTCGGTCACCGCCCACTGTTCCGGTTCAGTCTGCATGGCTGCTTCCTTCAACAATAGAGCGGACCTGCATTCCAATGGCGGTTGCCCATGAGGGGATCATTGAGGATGTTGCCAAGCCCTTCTTGTGCAATCCCGGCAACGCGCGCCATAAATTGCCGTGATACGGGAAGCTAAGTTCTCCGCTGATCGTCTTCTGTGCTGCTAGCATCATCTGCTTCTGCGCAGGCGTCAGTCCCGCCGCTATCTCTTCCGCAGTCATGGATACGGCCTCCCCCAAGGATTGACTGTCGCGCGCAAACCGCAAGTGCATGGCGCATGGTCAAGTGGATCTAGGTCATTCGCCTTGCAGGTGACGGAGTGCTCAGGATCATCGAACATGGCAGGCGGGGCTGTCTCCGGAATACTGCCGTCGCTTAAGCGGCAATCAGGCTCGTCGTCCCGCATCCACCACTTGCCAGAGGGGCCGTATCCACCATTCCACATATCGCGTTCAAAGTCGGTCATTCCGCGCATTTCACCAAAGCCGCTCATTATCCTGCCTCCGGTGGTGTGGTTGGCCGCCATGCGGTCGGTTGCAGGCTCATGGCCTCATTTTCATTTGAGGCCCAGCAAGCTCCACCAGACCAGCACGGCGGATGTTCGCCGTCGATCTCTGCCTGCCATTGGTCGCAAGTCTCATCGAGCGAGGACATCGAGGCATCGGGCAAAAGGCGAGCAAGGAAGGTCATGCTTCCGACCTTGACCTCAACCGGCGTGTCATACGGAGCCGTCTCTATCGGCCTCCAAGCCTCGGCAGGTGGTGCGGGGAGGGTGGTGCGCCGCACGTCTGTGAGGATAGCACCGCCATTGATAAGGCGCAGAAGCTCATCGACGCTTTCGATTGTCTTGGTCTGGCGGCGAATACCTACAGTCGCGGTGAATGCAGTTGCCACCGGTGGTGTGGGGAGGGCGTAGAGGGGCATTGTCGCCATGCCCGATGGACGGGAATGCAGCACAATTCCGTTCGCTTCGAACTCGCTCTTGCGGTTCAACATCTCCGGAATGATGTAGCCCACCACCTCCCCGCGCTCGGCAGACTGGCGGTGACGGGCGAAGGCTTGGACAAGATAGTGATCGTCATACTTTCCCGCCCGCACCTCACCGATAAAGAGGGCTGGTTCCTCATCCTTTCTCACATAGAGGTGGCACAGTATTGGAAGCGCCGCATCGCGATCCGCCTGAGTGACCGTCACTTCCGCTTCCCGCGCCTCTTGGCTTACTGTGGTGGTCATCGGGTGGGTTCCTTGGGTTCACAACGCCAATACGTGGTGGTGGTCACTTCCATGGCGAATATCTTGTCGCATGCCTCGCAGGCGTATTCGATCAGGTCTTCATTGTAGAAGAAGCCCCCATCGTGCTGATGGACGTGGCCGCAGTATGGACATTCCGGCGCGGCATCACTGAGCGTAGTTCCACAGGTCTTATCCACGGCTTGGTTCCTTGGGTTGGTGGGCCGCGACGATCTCCTTCACCACGTCCACAATGATTGCGTCCTGCTCGGTGTTGATACCGCAGGGCATTCTGCTGGTTGCCTTGCAGACAGGGCACTTGCCTGGGGAAAAGGTGTGATCCCTGCGGATCGGGCACTTCAGAAGCGCTGCCTTGCGGGCATTCAGTGCCTCAGCGAGTTGGCTGACGGTCTTATCCACGGCCTGCCTCCTCAATAGCATCGGCAGCTTCAATCTCGGTGTGGTGCAGTGACTGGACGACGCACTTGCAACCACCATCGACGCGCTTGCTTGGATCTATCGCGATGACGGCAAATCTTTCTCCGTTGACGCCCTTATAGGCTTCATCAAGAGTGGCTATTGCGAGGTAAGGCTTCATCGGCCTGCCTCCGGTCCATACAGCGGGTCTGGTTCGCTACCGTCTTCCGCAATCCAATGTTCTGCGCTGCGGTCTCCATCATCACAGAGATTGCACTTGTCGTGCTCAATGCGGGCGACCCAATCGGGCACGTCGGGGAAACTGGAGCGCTGAAACTCAACAGACCGTTTACACTTGCGGCAATGTAGGGAGATCATCGGCCTGCCTCCTTGAGTGCTGCGAGAAGGTCGCGGGCGCGTTCAAAGTCCTCGTATGAGAACCAGTCCTGCACCCTGTCGCGGTAGATCATTTCCCAGACGGCTTGCGTGTCTTTCGGGTCATCCTCGCCGACGAACGCAAACGCCTCCAGCGCCTCAACAAGCCGGTGATGGCTGTTCACTGCATGGACGATGAAGGCGGCGTTGGCTTCGACACGCGAGTATTCACCGGCGTCAATTTCGGTCGGCCAAGGCAGTGCTGCGCAAACAAGCCCGCCAAGGTTACTGCCAACAATATACACGCCGGGGTCATTTTCGGTTTCCAGCACCTGCGCTTCCCAAGGCAAAGGCGTATGTGCAGTCTCAGTCATGGCGGGCATCCCCAAAGCAAATCTCACCGGCCCGTGAAATGTCCTTGCCGCAGACCTTGCATCGCAGCGTGTGCAGTTCGCCGTTGCGGGCTTTGATCTCGGGCGGGCAGTCTGGATCACCCGGCCCCCACGAGACGTGCTTGCGGCTGATGGCGCGGTCAAAGGCTTCCGCGATCTGCACAGCCAGCCATGCAATGCGCGGTTCCTCGGTGTTGCTTTCCAGCCAAAGCGCGATGTGGCCCGCGTTGGTGATGTCGAGTTCGGCACAGTAGCGCTCGACTGCATTGCTTGCCTTTTCCATCGCCTCGGGGGTGAATGGTGATTGCTTCTGGTTCTCACTCATTTCGCTTCACTCCAATGCGGCACACCCCGCCCCGCCAGCGTGAATTGATCCATCATCTTGTTCCATTGAATCCTGGCCCAGATCGCTAGTCCAACCAGACAAAGAAAGACGAACGTGGCAGGAATCATTATGACAAAGAGCATGCTGTGTTCCCTTTCTGGTTCGCAGCTAGCGGAGCCGGGTGTAATTGCCAATCCATACAAAGCCCATACAGTAGCTTTTTAAGATGAGCATTTTATCACATAAATTTAGTATCTTAGTGGAATTCGCCTTGTCCCTTCACACGGGTGGGGTCACAGGTTCAATCCCTGTCGCGCCCACCACTTAAACCCCTGAAATTACTAGGTTTTAAGTGGCTTGGTTGACCGAACCAAGAAAGCCAAAATACGGCAAAACACGTCAAATTTCATACAAATCCATACAAAACGCATGCAGAGCCCAGACGGTGCAGCAGATAACTTCAGCACTAGGCGTTGCATGATTCGTTTGGCATAAGCCTCTCACACTTATGAGGAATGCTTATGCGGACGATGATTGTGTTGGGTCTGAGCCTGGCTTTGGGAGCATGCTCTTCGACAATGACCCAGGAACAGGCCATGGCTCGATACGGTACTACTGATCCTGCTACGATCGCTGCGATTCAGCAGAGGAATTACAACCAGACCATGAACAATCTGACTGCCATGAACAGCCAGATGCAACAGAACGTAGCCACGGGATGGGTTACCTTGAGCCAAGGGCAACAGCCCCCAGCTGTAGGCAATTACCAGTACCAGGGATCCGATGGATCATGGATCTACTGTGTTCGTGTAAGCGCCAGTGTCGTTAACTGCCGCCAATGAGTTGTGGGCAATCTCAGGATAGAGGGCGTCCGACCAGGGTTTCCCGGAAGCAACCCAACCAGCATAGAAAGCTGGGAGGTCAGCTTCCGGGAGAGATGCTTCCAAGGCTGCATTCTCATAGGTTCCCGCGGTGAACAGAAGACCTGTCACCTCCAGCTCTGGATGGGCAACAGCAACTTCATCGAAGTCTTCGAGTAGGATGCTTTTAAGGGATTGCATGGCAAGGCTCCGTGAAAATTTACACGTTGAGTCTTGCTACCCTCAAGTCAAGCCTTCCTCAGTTTGATCTTGGTCTTGGCCTCGGCTCTAGCAATGCCTGCGAGCTGGGCTTCATGGACCTTGTTGGCGATCTCTTCTGCGTGGGTGTAGGTACGCTTCATCAAATTGACGTCAGCCCACCCACCAAAGGCAGCAGCTGCCTTCTCGTCGATAGAGTGCCTGACGTTCAGTTCCTGACCGAAGCCATGTCTGCCGGCGGCATGGAACGGGATGAATTCTATCTTGGCTTTCTCGATAGCCTTGTTCCAAGCCTTGCGAGGAGAAGATCTTTCGGCATAGCCGAATAGGCGCCGGTTACGATCGGTATGTTCCCAGCCTCTGGGATAGAGTTCAGGTGGCAGCTCTCTGAGTTCGGCCGCCAGCCATTCAGGGATATCGAGCCAGCGATCTCCCATTCCCTTGGCTCCAGGAATGCACAGCCTTGATCCGGCAGAATCGAAATGGCTGGGGTGCATTTCCATAGCCTGAGAAATTCGAGCACCGGTAGCGAACATGGTCAGAGCCAGAGCTCTCACTCTTGGTTCGGCATGCTCGCAGAATTGGAGGATCCATTCCCATGAGCCAGGAGGATAATGCTTTCGGCCAGATGAGCCTCGTCTCTTGTCCTGCCTGGTTCGCTCCTGACGATCATAGCCCTTGATTTTAATGGGGGCACATTTGCCCAGATCATGGGCATTGTTGATGACAGATCGGACAGGAGTCAGAACCTGACGGGTCCATGTGACGGTACCAGCATCAGGGTAGATTTCTCGAGCGAGTTCTCTCACCATTTTGGGGGTGATCTCGATCAGAGGCTTTTCACCCCATTCCTCGAGTATCGGTATAAGATAGCCGGCAGTCTTGGCATTGGCCTCGTACAGCAGACAGGCTTCGGCAAAGGTGAATGCCTTTTCCTCTTCCTTGTCTGCTGTTTCAGGACCAAGCAGAAAGCGTCGGACTATCCTTGCTTCTTCCTGCCTGCACCACTCCCACGCACCTTGCTCTGATAGAGCTCCAGTGCTTTTCTGGTAGTAGTCTGAGATGGGCCGGCCTTCGTGCGTGACTCGACCTTTGGCCCACCATTTGGTGCCTCTGAGGTACGGTTCGAGCGGCACTTCTCACCTTCCTTGAGTATCAGTTCCATGTGACCCACGGTGATCAGCATGGTTCGTCCGAGCTTTATCCGAGCACCGAGCTTGTTGGCCTTCTCTCTGAGACTCCGTTCAGAGATGGTAATGCCCTTCTCGGCCAGCAACTCCACCCATTCGGATGGTTGCTTTCCGTGTTCGATGACATGGGGAACAGACGGGTTCAAGGGAATGAAAGAGCGACCGATGAAGTCATGCACAGCCATGGGTCAGCCTTTCACTCAAAGATCGATGCCACCGGCTCGTCAGCTTGGTTGGCGTACTTGCCAGTGTAAGCAGCTGGATGAGCGATCTGGTGGAATATCACTTGTGCGATTCCCGAACCAGCAGGGACGTGAATGAGTTCCGGCCCATTGAAGGTCAGTTCCAGGGTCAAGTGGCCCGACCATCCCGGTTCAAGGTTGGTAGTCCTACTGGCGTCGAGACCTACCCTCGCCCAGGTGGATTTGTTGAGCACATGGCCCATCAGGTCATTGGGAAGGTCGAAGCATTCTAGAGATGATGCCAGAACGAATGAACCGTAGGTTCTCGGACCATCATCTACACGATACATCGGTGGTCGATGCATTTCCCCGCTGAAGTGATACAGTGGGGGGTAGAATGTGACGCTCTGCTTGATCCGAATATCGTAGCCACATTCCGTCAGGCCATGGCTAACGCCATTATGTTTGACCTTGCGAGCGAGCATGTCCTTGATCGGAGCTGCCTTGAGCAAGCTGGGTCCGTTGATGACCATTAGATCACTCCTGTGAGTACGGACAGCAGCCGGGTATGTTCGAAATCGAGCCTACCCTGTGCCTTGTTCCGCTCATTTGCATCACGGTGCCCGGCACTTACATGTTCACGGACAGCGTATTCGAAGTCAGCGATCAGCTTGAAAGCTGCACGCTTGGAAGTGGCCATCAGCCTCGATCCTCCCGAAGCATCTCACCGATGCGGCAGCCGATAGCGTTGTAGATCCGTTCGATCTCACGCTGGTCTGCATCTTCGATGAGCCAGTTCTGGATGTACTCGACAGTCAGGATCTTGCTGAGCTGAGGCGTCATCGGAGCAGGCTTGGGATCAGCCCTCACTTCTTCCACTGGTTCAGCCGGAATGCTGTCCGACAGGTCGACCGCGGTATCCGTGACCTCGATGTTCTCAGGCGCCTGAGGCTGGCTGTTAAGCAGTTCGTCGAGCATCTGCTGGACCCATGCCATGAGACCAGACTTGTCGGTCGGGATATCGATCTGGGAATAGTCCTTGTTGACCTTCCCTGCATCAGCCTGGGTACCAAGTATCCTGGTATGGCCCGCTACATCGACGGCGAGATAGAAAATCATCTAAATCTCTTTCTTTTTGATTGACAATGTGAAGTATAGTCGCAATAACGGCTACGCCGTTATTGGCGACACTCCAACATTATTGAGGAAATACTAATGGAACTCAGCACTATTGCTTGGATAGCACTGGACGTTGCCATCTGGTTGTTCGGAGACTGACTCAACCACCCCCGGAGTGATCCGGGGGTTTTTTCATGCGTTGATGCAAATGAGCTGGCCAAACGGAACCTTGGCTTCTCTGCCATTGATGGCGATCCAGATGGTGGGACACTTGGGTCCCGGCTGCATCGGTGTGACGTACATATCGGAGAAGATGATGGCTGCCGTCGGATTGACATCCATCATGTGCTGACGGATTTCCTTGAAGCAGGTGCCACCACGACCTTGAACATCGATCCCATCGAAGGGATCATCTTCGGTCAGCTCGACAATCTTCTGAATCTTGGTGTCAAACATGACGATGGTCATCTTCTCAGGATTGTACTTGGTCTTGATGGCCTTCACTTCGGAGTTCATCCGGTCGGTGACTGGTCCTCTGGTGGAACCAGAAACGTCCCAGTAGAATGCCAGATGAGTAAGGCGTTCATCGCTTTCCAGGGAGGGCATGTAGATGTCCGGATACCGACGGTTTGGACGCCGGTAGGTATAGTCATCCGAGCACCTCTCATCGAGAAAGCGATCGAGCAGCACATCCCAAGCAACCTTAGGGGTAAGGAACTTGTTGATGTGCTCAACAACAGATCCAGGAACAGCGCCAGGCTTGCCGGCCGCTACTGCTGTGTGAGCAGCCTGGATCACATTGTTGATGGCCCTCTGGGTATCTTCCATGGACATTTGAGGAGCCATATCCTGCCCATTGGTTCCACCTGTAGGCATATTCCCTTGTGGACCAGACGATGGATCTCCATCAGCTGAACCAGGACCACGAGGGGCACATGGGGGGTCTGGCAGATCGGCATAGATATCTTCTACTGCCCATCCCCGGTACTTTTCGTCCCAAATGAAGTAAGGACTCTCAACGGCATAGCCGTCTTTCTTGAGGTTGTTGTTGATGTCGATATCGCAGGCGATGTTCCATTTCTTCGGATCCCTGTCGCCCATACGAGCGAAGTGAAGATTGGCGGGATGCCAGATCTCGTGAAGCAGAGTGGATTTCCTGAGCTCAGGGGTGAGCTCAAGGAAATCATTGGGATTCCACCAGACATGGATGCCGTCAGTCGCAGCTGTCTGCACATCCAATGTCCAGATGAATTCCATACCGCACATCAGGGGACCCAGGAATGCTCCATTGTCCCCCAGAAATGCTGCTGTCTTGGCTCGATCGAACTCCTGATTAAGGGAGTCCATATCGAAGCCAGAATCGCTGGAAAGCGGTCGGAAGCTCATCGATCCCACCTTTTGAAAGTAAGCCGGTGTGCCCATTCCCTTCCTAGATCGTAAGCGTAATCCAGATGGGTGTATGGGCACTCTTCGGTGCGGTTGGGGTCAGCCCAGGTAAAGCCCAAGCGAAACTCGAACATGCCCAGTAGAAAGGCTCGAAGCATAATTGCCTCCCTGGTTCAGGCAGCGTTCTTGAGCTGGCGATCCTGAGGATTAAGATACTGCGACAGTGCCACCATTGCCTTGATGAAAGTCGGATGGCTGTGCAGCTTAGCGTTGCCGGCAATCGCAGTGCGATAGAACAGGATACGGTTCTCGATACCGAAGCGGTCCATGTACTGAGCCAGAGGACCAAAGGTCTTGTCGTCAGCTTCAGTGGCCAGCTTCATCGTCACTGCCCAACGGGTAGCCGTATCCCCAGGGATGTTGGCTGACATTGGGTCATTGATGATGGCCCGGATATCCGGAAGCGAAGCGTAGACCTTGGTGAACTGCACGAAGTCGACAGCTACGCCTGGGCTGATGGTGCCGACATAGAGAGGAGTCTTGGCATCAGTGATCTCCTGATCTTTGATTAAGCGATTCATGAACTCCCAGGTACGTTGGCAGCAGAACGTATCGTTCTTGTGATCCGGCTTGAAGTCGTTGAGCGAGCTGGGCTTCCAGTTGAGGTAAGCAATGATCCGCGGATCATACTTCTGGGGCGTAGCTACGTCTTCGAGCCACTCCTTGAAGTCCGTCCGCATCTTGATGTGAACCACACGGCTCTGGAGTGCAGTGCCGATACGGGTAGTGATGGCGCCGTCGGTATCATGGTTGCCGGCCATGGTTGGGGCAACGAATTCATGCAGACGGTGCTGGCCTACCATGCGATCGAGAATCAGCTTGTAGGAAGCTGCCTGGACTGCCTTGGTGGCCGAGTTGGCCTCATCAAGGAATAGCATCCAGCCCTGCTTGTTCTTGGGCAGAGGAATGCCTTCCAGTGGGAAGAGCTCCTCGAATGGCATGAAGGCAGCCTTACCATCTTCAGTGAAGCGGGGCAGACCATTCATGTCCGTCGGTTCAGAGGTGCTGAGACGATGATCGATCAGCTGGAGTTCCAGCTTGTCAGCGACCTGACGCATGATCGAGCTCTTGCCCATCCCGGGCGAGCTTTTCACGAAAGGAACCAGACCAGCATAGATACAGTCTTCGACGAACTGTGCGGTCTGGCGGGGAGTGCATTCGTAAATGGAATCGAGAGTTGCCTGGTTCGACATGGGGTATTCCTCTATTGAGAGCTTAAAAAGGGAAGATTGGTTCGATGCTGTCACCTAAAGGAACCGCATCTAAGTTGATCTCTGGAGTCGGAACAGTAAGTAAACAGCTGTCGTCTGCCGAGGTACGACGTTCCACGTCGCCATCTTCTTCTCCGCAGCGATAGAACTCGTAAGAGAGATCGAATGCCTCTTCAGCCGTTTCTAGGAGCTGGTTCCATGCTCTGACGCAAGTGTAGTCGTCGTACCACTTCCATCCGGATACTTCTAATTCCAGCATACCGAATACGGTCGGCAGATACTGTTCAGCCTTGGCGTCCCAAGTTTTGGTTTCGAAGAGATAGCGCTTTAGGGCGCCATCAAACTCCTTGAGACCCATGTCTTCTCCGGAGAGCTGCTTTGAAGCAAGCAGAGCAGTGATCTTGTCATTGTCGCCATAAATGATTGAGCGGACGTTTGAGCGGTAGCCCATGGTTTTCCTCGGTGAGTTGATGGGTCTCAGAGAGCCAAGAAAGGTCTCTCAGTATCGGGGATTGGGAGAGCGTCGCTATCTAGTTCATAGCGAAGTCTAAGCATGTTCAGATTTCTCTCGGACCGGTGAGATATGATTTTACCTCTGCCGGTTTCAGGATTGAATTCAAGATGCTCATATTGGAGCAAGAATAATTGGTCACAATGAACTAGGAAGTCTTTCCAAAGGGAGCCATTCCATGGAACTTGGCTGTCGAAAAGATCATGAACATTTAAATCGATGACGCCAAGGTTGTCCTCCTTTCCTGAAGTGTAGGTAGGTAATGAGAGCCTGTAACGCTTCAGGTAAGGAGTGATGTGGTCGAACAGCCCATTGCCTTTGATCAACTGCCATGATGCTATCGCAGCAGTGATCGTATCATCAGGGCCATAAATTAGACCCTTGATCCGGAAACTCATTTTTGCAGGGTCTTGGAAAATTGCCGATTGAAGTACCCGGTCATCCACTCTGCCTGGATCAGGAGAGCTCGCTGTACTGGTGTTGGCTCGATGAACTGGATGACGGGGATAGCTTCTTGCTCCTGTCTATCAGGAGCATTGGGACATTCATTGCCCAGAGCAAAGCGGATCTCGGTGTCGAGAGCCTTGCAGTGCTTGCACTGTAAGTGAAAGCCCTCGACCTCCGACGGCACCATTTCGTGGTCTGCCATGGTCAGTCCTCCGGATCATCAACTTCGGAGGATTCGATGGTCCATCCGGTGGCTTCATTGATCGCACTGGTGGCGCCTTCTTCGGATTGAACCGTGTTCCAGGCTTCGACTTCATCTTCCTCAGGGCTGAGGCTGATCGATACGTAATCCTGAGCTGCCTGAAGTGCTTCGGATTCCGAATCAGCTTCGACGATTACGGAGATTGAGGCTGTGATGCCTACGGTGAAATTCGCCATTGTGGTGCTCCTAGAGCTGTAGTTTTCCTCTTGGTTCCCGGATTCGTTGACCGAAAGCCGAGAAAAAAGAGGACCACCCCTTGTGAGGGTGGTCCGATAGTCAAGGGAGAGTGCCTGAAGGCATTTTCTGTTTAGCCAGACGCAAAGTTTGCGCAAGCTATTTTTGGGATTGTTCCGTCATTAGACGTAGAAACCCGCAGATTGTATCAGGAAAGTGAGTAGTTGGACGCCGCAATGTCCGCGGCAAGCGTCGGATCGAGCTTACCAATCTGGACTTTGCGTCCAATCAGCTGGCTGATGATGCTGGAGAGCAGCTCTGATTCTGCAATCATCTGGAGCTGGAGATTGTACTGCCGGCGCAGATCGTTGGCGTAGTGGGGCAGACAGCGGAAGCAGTCATGGATGGGCATGACGCTGAACGGCTTGTTCGGGAGGCTGTTGAGCAGCTTGCGAATTACCGCGGCATCGACATGACCAAGGTTGTCCTCATTGAGGTGATCCAGGATGCGAGCCGAGAGGTATCCCGTTTCGAGGTAGTTGGTCCACAAGGTGCAGACCATCTTGTCATCCTTGGTTCGGTTGAATGTGCCACGAGGCCCTGAGTGAATGGCATCAGCGATCATGTCGACCTTACGCTGGTCATAAGAGCAGCGACGGACGATCTCACGCACGATCATGCCATCAATGGAGTGAACCATGTTGGCGCCGAGAGCCCTGCCCTCTGGCATGGGCTGGTTCACCTTGTAGCTGATCTCGATCGGCTGCTCGTCGAAGTGAATCGTCTCATAGACGGTATCCATGACCTTGGTTCGAACGTGGAAATTGTCCGGGAGAACCCAGTCATGGCTAAGTGTTGTGGGATTCCACAGATCTCGCATGGTCTCATTGAGTTCCCAGGCAGCTGGGCAGAATTCCTTGAGGATATCGTAGAAGAGCTCGAGGAGCTCACCTTCTCCGAAGATCTTCTTGGGCATGGCAGTGGAGCTATAGAGCGAGGTCATAATCGCTTGCTTGGTATCGCTCCGCTTGATCTTGGCATTGCCACCTGAGCGCTGGAGCATCAGGTCATAGATATTGGTGTAAGCGTCCTCACGGTGGCCAGTGTCGACGACATTGCAGAGCTCGGCAGCTGAGCGATCACCGGTAAGGCAAGCAAGAATCTGAAGCCCACTGGAAGTGGCATCGAGACCCACGCAGTAGCCAATAGGCAGACCCTTCTGAACCTCCCTGTACGCCTTTACAGCGGCGAAATAGAGGGCAGGTTCTTCTGCCTGGGTCATCAGGCTCTCGAGGTGAGGCTCATTGGCCTCGAACCAGGCAAGGCGATCGTCCCAGTCGAGCTTGTCGTGGCCCATGTGGTTGGCGATATCGATCTGAAGGTACTGCTTTCCGGTGAAGAGTTGCATGGTCATGGTTCGGTTTCCTTCAGTGTTCGACTTCAGCAGATATAAAAGAGGTGACGCCAGCTGGCGGCTGTATTCCGAGACCTCGAATGAGATGGTATCCGCTGCCCTGATGCTTGAGCACGATGCCGTACCTGTCCCAGACACCTGGGAAGACGACACGCTGACCCGGTTGGGCAGTGGTGCGGAGCTGGTAGAGAAATCCGTGAGCCAAGGTGGACTCCTGTTGGCAATAAAAAGCCGACCGTCAGGGGGACTGGCGGCCGGCGTGTGTGGCTATGATGTGTGGTTTGATTAACGCATGATCAGTCTCCTGGGTTTGAGCGAGTGCCGAACCAAGAAAAGGACTATCACTGAACCTCGGGCAATTCGTCGGTCCACCAAGCTAAGAGATGAGGTCCTTTCAGAATGACATCCAGAGGTGGTACAGCAGGTATGTGGAATATCCTTTCGGGAATTCTGTCCGCTTCTTCCTCGATGTCATCTATTACCCAGTCAGCTTGCTTCCATAAGTACGCAGCCTCATTCGGAGTATTGGCCCAGACTAGGCCATCGTAGTTTTCCCGCCCTACTTGTTTCATTACAATGTAAAGGTTCATCAGCTGTCCTTGCGTCCGAGGATCTCATAGACATGATCCCACAGGGCTCGATCGACGATCCGTCGGTCCCCGAAGAACCAGACTGAGACAACATCCTGGCGCCATATGCCATCATCTCCCATTACGAGAGCAGGAGCTCCCGGAACACCGAATACGGGCTCGGAGATGATGTGACCTTCACAGGTCAAGGGCGAGTCATTGGTGTTGAGTTGAGTAGCCATGATTAATCTCGCTTAGGTGGGAGATAGCTGATCAGATTCTCGATCTGATCCAGGCGAGTACGCAGCATTTGCAGGTTCTCAGGGGTGGCTTCACCCAAAGGAACCAGGGCCTCTACAGAGTCACCATTCATGTGTTTGATTGAGAGCTGTCGATCAGCGTCGACGACGAGGTAGCTGGCTTGCCTACCCTTCAGAAAGAATCTGAAGGAGGCTGAACCAGGCTCCTGCTTGAGGAGTCGGAGAGCGACCATAATTCATGCTCGGTGTCTGGTATTCATGGGTATGGGCTTCGGTTGAGCCCTGATTGGTCTGGCCCTTAGGGCATCAGACTTGAACTTTGAAGGTTTAATTCTCCTTTGTGATCCTGCTCCACGTTCAGTGAGTATGATCTGAACCAGAAAGTGAAGCAGGATATCGGTGGTCAAGGTGGATCACTCCTGAGAATTGTCAGGAGTTTATTCCACTAGCTCCTTGTCAGCAAGCTGGACTACGGCCTTGTTCCAGCTCGTGCCCATGTACGAAATGAAATAGCCCTGACAGTACGTCCGACCTCGCTTGTCGTACTTGTGGGTGAGGTAGAAGCTGTTGCCTAAGGACAGGATCTTGCCGATCACTTCCTTGGCTCCGCGGTCGTATTTTTCAAACGCACGGACACGCTTTTGGAAGTCGGTCTTGGACTCGCCTTCCTTGGGCTTGTCGAGGTTACGCCACTCATTGCGAACCAGGAATGCCGTACCCTCGTCGATCGAGAAGCGGATCTTGTTCATGCGATTGATGTGGTCGAGGCACACATCGTCATCATGATGGTTCTGCTTCAGGATGATCGAGCCACGGGCAGTGAGGTAGCCGGTCTCACGGTTGTTGGTTACCGGCTCTGGTTCGATGACCATAGGCAGTGGGAACTGGTACTTGGCAATCTCTTCGTGGACTTCAGGCCCTACGTCGAACTCCATGATGAACTTGCCGGTGATCTCGTCATAAGTGACCAGATCAACCTCGGCACACTTGTAGAGCATGTCAGCAGCCAGCTGGCTGGCATTGTGAAGAGGCTCGAAGTGCTTACGCAGGATGCCCACCAGAGTGCTGACATCAGCACGCTTGTGCAGGACCATCTGAACCAGAAGTTCGATACCGAACTCTGGCAGGATCGAGTGCTCCTTCATGTGGGCTACGAAATCTTCCTCCTCGCACTCAAGGAATTCCTTGCGAATGCGTGGGAGGAGCTGGTTCTTCGAATAAAGGTGCTCCAGCTCCATCTGGAGATCCAGACGAGCAGCGTCGATGTCGGTTCTAGCGAGCAATGATACTCTCCTTCAGCTTATCTCGTAGGGATGCTTTGAGGTAGCGACGCTTGAAACCCATGAGTTCACGGGTGGCATCTGCTGCATCGATGGCTTCTTTGGTCTCAGCTGAGCCAAATTCGCCTATCATCATTTTTCGATGACTGACCCGTCTCTCGAAATCCTCGATAGACACATGCTCCCAAGCGACCTCCTCGACAGTCTTCGAGGCCATGTCTGATCGGACGGTCATGGATCTGTCCCTTCAGCGTACATGTTGAACCCTGCCCAGTAGCCTTCTGGTTCTCCTTTCGAATATGAAATGGACACAACATCTCGGTGAGCTCTGGCAAGTTTGCCGGCTCTGCTGATGATGTCTTTGGTCTTGTTGTTGAGCGGTCGATCCCCGATCCATAAATGGATGTTCACACCGTCAGGACCTGCAAGCTCAGTATCGTAGGGGATTGGATCTTCCCCTTTGAGCCAGATGGTTCCTTCAGCTTTGGTGTTGGGATTGGGGATCTGGATGGGACTGCGAGAAGCCCGTCTCATGCTGCATGTCCGCGGATAAGGGCATCGACGATCAGCTGTCGACGGCGCTTCTCTGCTGCCACTTTGGAGATGAGACCAGGATTGCATTGAACCAGGTAGGGATAGCTCCCTTGGGTCGTGTGTCCTGCTTTCAGGGTGATGAGGTCATCACTGCGAAAGGTGAATGGAAAGATGTTGGTCATGCTTCACCTGATTCGACTACGTCGACCCACTCAATACGGCATTCTCCGTCATGAGCTTCGCAGTAACTGCCTTTGTCGAAGGTAGTGGAAAGTTCCCATTGATTGGTCTCGAGGTTCCAGGATGCATAAGCATCAGCGAGTACCTCATCGCTCCCACACGAGGAGCATACAGGTTTTTGTTTGGTCATGATCTTATCCTTGGTTCAGAGCCCAAGAGGCGCGAAGCGCCAGGGCATTAGGGAACCAGAAGCCGAACTGTATCGATCGCTCTGCCTAAGGCATCGAACACGGCATCTTCAGGAAAGCGTCTGAGCATCTCCTGAAACATGTTCCATCTTATATCCTGGGCTGCCCTGTTATCCAGCCAGTCGGGGAACAGGTAGGGATAATGCTCGTATTCCAGAGCGAGTTCATCGAGGCTTTTGGTCATTGACCCATCAAGGCTTTGATCTCGTACCATCGCTCGATCGCTCTCTTGGTGGCCTTCTTCCCATGAAGCCGGATCATCTTAAGATAGATCTGGTCACGGGTGTTGTGGCTTTCCAACCATTTCCAGTCGGCCACTGGTTTTGTGAATACGAAGCGTTTCGCCAAGAGCTCAAGGTCTTTGTTGGCTTTCATAGTCCCATCAGCTTTCTGATTACTTGAGCTCTACGAATGGCGTCTGCGGCTGCTTGGCTGCCATAAAGGACATCCATTCTTTGGCGTCGGTTCCATTTTTCAGTGACGCTCTTGGAGCAGCAATATTCAGCAGCCAGTTGATCAAGATCAGGCTTGCTCATTGCTTGGCTCCGATGAGCTCGAAAACATGACGCATCCTTCTGATGGCCCTGTCTGTCTCGACACCACCGAATACACCGCACATCTGTGCATAGAGGGTGATACTATGGTGTACCGAGATCGATGGATCGAGGTACTTGGCAGCCAGTTCTTCGAGGGATTCTCGCTTAGCTTTTGCCATGGTGAGATAACCTTGCCATCAGCTGCCGACCGCTCTCGCTACGCTTCGCGATCTGGCAGCTTGAATGCCTGGTGAAGAGGGATGTGTAGTAGGCAACAGTTTTGCCTGTCACATCCTTCCTGGCTCGCTCCGCTGCCGATGGGACAAGCACAATAGGCTTGCCGCATATGGTGCAGTTAGAGGCCACGGTCTTTGATCTCGTTCTGACGAGCAAGTTCAGCCTTACCACTGGCCCACTCATCGTAGTCCTCTTCTCCGCCTCGGATGAACATCTCGTCGATCTCGTTATCAGTGAGCCTGATGCGATTGCCGAAGTCTGTCTCTATTTCCCACAAGGGTCTGCCCTTGAGATAGTCGAGCATGGACTGACAGATATCTTCGTCAGGGATCTGCCGGCGAACGATGGCATTGCCCATTCGTCTGGGCTCTTTGGTGTAGAGGATCAGCATATCATTTGCCTTTCAGGCACAAGAGAAAGAGCAGCCGATCGAATGACCGGCTGCCTCTCAAGGATGATGATGACGCTTGTTGCTTACGCTGCGAGCTTGAAGCTCTGGACTCGGCCGAGCTTCTTGTCAGCCCAGTCAAGACGTTGACGATAGTTCATGCCTGCAAGCATTAGCAGGACATTGGCATGATCAGTGCTGTGACACAGCAAGTTCATGCCTTGGAGGTGATCGATCTCTTCGAGAATCGTATCTGTGTGTGCGAGCAGGATCTCATAGCGTTCCAGGCACTCTTCAGGTGTGCCATCTACGCCAGCTCGAAATGGGTTTGCCCAGACCGATCCCTGGTCAACATATACGGTATTGGCCGGCAGGATACTTGAGGGAATATCCTTGCTATTCAGCACCTTACCCGTCCGCGGTGCTTGGCCCGTCGTCGACTGCATTTCACTCGTTCCTTGAATCATTGTTGTCTTTCCAAGGGGCAAGAGCCCCAGGAAAAACAAAGCGGTTACGAACCGCCACCAGACTTACTCCACCTTTAGTTGGATACCGGAATTGGCTTTCCGGTTTTGTTCCCGTCCGACCCCACAATTAACACAGGTTTAACCTTGTGCAAGTGGGTTGCGATGAGAATCTATCGACAGAATTTTTAGGTCTGTTGGTGTTCTAGCTCACTTTTGCGGAAAAGTGCTGATTCTGAACTTTTAGCATATCGCCGGTTGAATCGAGTCTGAACTATCCTCGACATAAAGTTGGAAGGCCCCCTACTTTCGTAGAGGGCCCCCGGTAGCGTTAAGCTGCCTCTGGCATGGCCAGAGAGAACTTCGGAGCGAATCGATCGCTCACGGCGACAGGTGCTTCGGTTTCGGATTCACGACGACGCATCTGGATCACCAGACCACCTTCCGAACCAGGCATGCTGAGGATGATCTCTTCGCCTGGTGCCAGCGATTCCGCCATCTTCTGGAGGTCGGCCAGCAGTGCGTTCTTGGCTGCAACGAATGCAGCATAGTCGGTGTCACCACGACGAGGCGTCTGTGCCTGCTGCATGGTATCAAGACCGATGCCAAAGGGCAGCGATACGAACGGATAGTCCGCATCACCGGTCTCGTAACCGATGTTGAGGTAGACGTCCGAACGGATCTTCTCTTCAGCCTGGGCGTGATGTCCAAGGACAGCCTGGCCGAACGTCTTCTTGGCAGGAGCAGCGGCAGTGTTGTTACGACGGATCATGAGTATTTCCTTACGTTGGGGTTCAAGATGGTCGGCCCGTTGACGGATGAGCCGAACCACCAAAAGACGCGAAGCGTCCAGCTAGGGTTGATTAAGCCTTAGGCTTGCGGAGCATCCACAAGTTGATCGCTGCGTTGAACAGCAGGATCCACATGGCAATGCCGAGGCCATGCCAGTCGAACATGAGCGGAGTACCGTCTGTGTTCTCCTGTGCAGCAATGAGCAGAGCCACTGCTGCGAACATGAGTGCGTTGCATATGTACACGTTTTGTTCTCCTTTATGCACCGATGATGTGGTTGATGAAGCTCATGCCGTAGAGGTAGATCAGCACCCAGAGGAGCAGTGACAGACCAAGGCAGAGGAGCATCCTGACGGGAATGGAAAGCATAGCTTCAGGCCCTTAGATTCAGGAGTTTATGGTATTGCCTGGTGACCCGAATGTAATCGAGCCACGCAGCAATATGAGCGAAGTGGTAGCCGTCGAAGTACGAGGCTTCACTGTAGTTGAGCAGGTTCATCACGGCCCTATGAATTGGGGAACCAGTGAGAGATGATCCCACTGGTTCAGGTGATTAGATGTCCTCGATCGAGCCAATGCTGATGAGGTGATTATAAGCCTCAGATATGGAGCCAAGCTCACATACAATGAGACGATCAGCTTCCTGCTCGCCTACTGCATCCTCGATGAGTTCGAGCATGAGTGCTTCGGACATGAGATGATCTCCTTGGTTCAGTAGTTGAATATCCACACAGGCTTGTTCAGCTTCTGCATGGTCTCGATCATGTGCTTGGTGCCCTTGGACTGACCGTCCCAGAAGGCTATGAGAGCGTCAGCAACAGCTGCCATTTCAGCATTGCGACGGTAGCCGGCTGAGCGGCCATAACGGCCCCAGTCAGCAGGCATTTCGATCGTTGGCCACTGGTTCCAGGACCAGATTTCATAGGCCGTAAGATCAGCACCACGAGCCATACCGCAGATGAGCGTTGGAGCTTCCTTGAGCTCACTAAGCTCAGTGATTGAGCTGATGCCTTGATACATGAAGTTCAGGTCTGTGAAGTCACGGCCACCAGCAATGATGAGGTTCATGAGAGTTCTCCTGAGAGGGTTAATTCCATCAGAAGCGAAGCTCTTCAGGAATGTTCAGCAGTCCGACTGTTCATAGGAACAGGATGCTGGTGAGTTCAGCATGTAGAGGCATGCTGAGGCGATGATGATGCCTATGGTGAGGGCATCGAGATGTGCTCGTAGAGCACGAATGAAGTTGAGCATGGAGTTGACTCCACTTAACTGATGCCCAACTGCGTTGAGCATCGTCTGCGCCTTCGGCTTGACTATCCCGTGAGTGTTATCCCAAGGATAAGTTTACCGGTGAGAGCCGAAGCTCCCACCGATAGGGTTTCAGGCCGCTTTCGCAGCCTGAGGATTGACGATGGATTGAAGTTTGGAGAAGGTTTCATTGTAATACTTTTCCAATGCAGGATCTTTACAATGATCTTCGATCTTTTTCTTGCGTTCAGCAGTCTCGAGAGAGATTTCCTCGAGCTTACGCTCTTGGTGCAAGTATAGATCTACCTTCTGATCGAAGCGTTGCTTCTCCTGTTGGTGACGGACAAAGGCATTGGCCATGTCCAGTGAGTTGGATACTGTGTTTACAATACCAGATACTGCATTTGCAGTGTCGGATACTGTGCTGAGGATAGAGCCTACAGCGATACGTGCATTAGCCATGATATGATCTCCGATGGAACAATTCCATGAGATGCGAAGCATCAGAACCATGATGAACCATGGGGTAGGGTCATATGTGTTAGTGTTATGACCGGGGGGAGTGTTTAGTGTTGAAGGTGTTAGAACACCAATACTGTAGCTAGACCTACATACGACTTCCCGAAAAACCCAAAAATATTATAAAATTTCTACATATACGCGGATATGTTTGGGGTAGCTTACTTATACATGAGGGGAGCCAACTCTGCGTGAATTGGCCCCTCCCCTCTTGGTTCGGCCTTAGCCTACGATTACCCAGTCCCCTGCGAGGACATCTGTCTGAGATGCGAGCCAAGGAACTACGTTATCTTGAGCAGACTTCATGGCGATGTAAGCTCCATAGGGAACTAGACCATCCTCATGCTTGGCTGCAATTGCATGACCTGCTGGAGTCGTCGGGGGGTAACGGTTCTCTGGAACCAGGTAGAGATACATCCCCTTACCGTTCCAGCCTTGACGAGCTACGCGCATACCCTTCTTGAGCATACCCAGTGCATCACTGAAATTCAGGCTAGTGCTGGAGAATGGTTCGTAAGCTCGATCGAAGACATCCTTAGGTGACCAGCTGATATAGCCTGCATGATCGGGATGATTGGATTTACCTCCGTCAGTGTACTCGACGAGGTAGCCCTCATCCTCACCGTTCTCGTCAGCAGGCAGAGTCCATCCTCGGTAGTTATTGTAGCTCAGCCGATCCATTGGCGTAGCCCGAACCAACTTGGTCCCTAGATACAGTGCAGTCACTGGTCTTCTCCGTCGTTGTCTATCTGTATGAAAAGAAAACGGGGAGGAGTTGAACCAGGAGAGGCAAGGAACCCCGGCTTAACTCGACTCCCCATTCCCTAAGGTAAGCCAGATGGGCTGACTTCCTTGGCTCCCCCTGTTGGATTGAACCAGCAGGCCCAGTGAAGCTCACCGGAAAGCACTGACACAAGACCATACGAGCAAGCTCGGAGGAAAGGCGTCCTTGTCAGTTGTGGCGGTTATCTGCCCCACCGACCACTTGGGTAATGAAACGCAGTCTTCGTTTCTTGAGATCCAGATATGTCACAAACTTTAAGAGAGCAACAACAATCTTTGAGATTGTTATGAGAGAGTTGAAGTTTCTCCCTCCAAAATGTAGGTGAGAAAGGGGGTTTATCCCCTTTCGACAATATCTCCCTCCTTCCCTCCCCCTAGAATTAAAGGAGTGATGAACCCGAAGGAGTGGATCAACTTTTAAGGTGGTTTCTTAAAAGTCTTCTCTAAGCTGTTGAAAAGCTATATATCCCCTGAAACCTATCCTGTCTAGGGGGGTTTAGAGACAGGCCAACAGGGAGCCTAAGACTATGGAAATCAACGAGGATCTGCTGATCAAGAAGGCCGTGGCACCAAGAGTGACACTGGAAGCCCTTGAAGCGAACATCGTCGCAGAACACTACTTCACTGCCTACGAAGGCAGGATGGGTTCGATCGTAGAAGGGACCTATGAGACCAAAGGGTCACAAGCAGGCACCGATATCGATCTGGAGAGCATCAAGCTCCTGACCTTCTGTGTCCTGGTTCTGAAGAATGGCTATACCGTTCATGGTGTCTCAGGCTGTGCCAGCCCGGAGAACTTCAATCGTGACATCGGTATGAGCATTGCTCGCAACAATGCCGTCAATCAGATCTGGCCACTGATGGGCTACGAGCTGAAGACCAAGCTGATGCATCAGGAAGCCATTGCACAGGATGATGCCATGGGCCTTGCTCTGACTTCCCTGGTTCAGACCAGTATGGGCAAGCTCGAGATGAAGCCTGAGTATGCCAAGATCCTGCTGGATGAGATGATCCCTCAGACTGTCGAGAGCAACGAGAGCGTTGCCAAGATCGTACAGGCAGGAATCAAGGCATGGGCAGAGCTCAATGGGGATGAGAATATCCCCGAATGGCATGAGCTCTCGCAGAGCGACAAGGATATCTGGGCAGCTACGGTCTCTTATTACAGAGCCAACCCTGAGCCAGAGGAGGATGAGGCATTCGACCAGAAGCTGATCCGCTCACTGGTACTGGCCTCTTCCAACCCCCCTACCCTGCCAGCTTCACAGCGTAGGACGCATCTGAAGTTGGTGGATTGATCCGAGCCCGTCGTAACCGCGGTCCCAAGGCAACTGCCGCAGGCACGTTGCCGGCAGGGACTGAAGCGGTGAGGCGGGTGAGGAAGCGGAGTGGGTTGGGCCAGGGACAAGAACTCAACCCACCCCTTTCCGGCTGAGACCAGGGACACCGGATAAGCAAAGCCTAGATGCGGATCACCCTACCGCAACCCGAATTAACAAAGGATTCAAGAGAATGCTCACCAAGGAAGAGGTTGCCAGAGCGCTGCCAGCAAACCTCAAAGGTGCTGCCACAGACAATCTGGTGAATGCCCTGAACAACATAGCGGCCGATCCGCTGGTTGCAGAGCAGATCCGCAACAACTTCATCAGCTACACCAGCGTGATGAAGGATGGGAAGTTCAAGACCGAGGATTACGTTTCGGCTGTCACCTATGTCTCGTACAAGCTGATGGGTTACTCGAACCTCGACAGCTACACCCGGACCTTCCCCAATCGCTACCAGACCCTGCTGGCTGCTGGACGTACCGGACAGGAAATCGCTGCCTACGTCTCGGCCTATAACCGCGGCAAACTGGTCAACCTGATCTACGAGCAGGTCCTGGTTCCCACTTGGGTGCTCAACCAGGATCTCTTTCAGAAGGCCATCAACACACAGGCCGAGCTGATGCTCGATCCTACGATCTCACCAAAGGTCAGGTCTGATGCAGCAAACTCTCTGATGACTCACCTCAAGAAACCTGAAACCAAAGAGTTCCAGATTTCTATGGACGTCAAGGAAAACTCTGGCCTGAATGAGTTGAAGGAAACTTTGAAAGAGCTTGCACAAACTCAGGCTAACTTGATACAGAGCGGCGTTGAAACGAAACTCATTGCCGCTGCACCTCTGGTGGAGGGCGAATTCAAGGAAGTCTGATTGCTCATAAAGAAGACACTGGACGAATGGCTCGACAGTGTTTCGTATGAGACATTGAACTCATCGTCGTATGTCCCGACCGAGTTCGCACTGACCTTCATGAATTTCATCAAGCTGGTGAACGGGAAGGACGGGGAGCAGAACAAGACGCCTCCCGTCCACCTTGCCATGCTCGACAAGATCGTCAGCCCTGTACAGCGAGTGGCCAACTTGTGCTTCCGTGGCTCGGGTAAGACTACCCTCTTCGGGGAATACTTCTTCCCCTACCTTGGGGTGTTCGGATACCTGCCCAACTTCGGCCGAGTGCCTGCTGCCATCTACGTCTCGGACTCGATGGACAACGGCGTCAAGTCGCTCCGGAAGAACATGGAGTTCCGCTACAAGAACTCTGAATTCCTTCAGGAGTGGATCCCGAAGGCGACCTTCACAGACAACTACATCGAGTTCCAGAACCGAGAGGGTGCTCTCTTCGGCCTTAAGATGTTTGGTGCAAAAGCCCTTAGCCTCGACAGTTCGGTCTATACGGTTGATGGCATCAGCTCGATCGGTGCCTGTCAACCTGGTGATAGGATATTTGGTCCCGACGGGCAGCTCACGACCATCACGGCCAAGAGCGAAGTCTTCTACAAGCCGATGTATAGAATCAGGCTTCATGATGGTCGTGAGCTAAAAGTGTCAGAGGACCATCTCAATGTGGTCACCCAACTGCGCCAGCATACGACAGGCGAGCTCAAGGGCAGGATGTATTTCGAAGATCGTGTGCTCACGGTCCCGGAAATCCTGGAATACAGCCTAAAGAACGGATCCAATTATCGCTTCTGGATCAAGGCTACAGAGCCCCTTGCTTATCCTGAGCGCGATCTCCCGCTAGATCCATATACCCTAGGTCTTTTACTGGGTGACGGGCGCATCAAGGCAAATGGGAATAGTGACCTCATCGCTCACGAGAGCGACTGGCCCGCCTATGAGCAGCATATCCCCTACCAGCTCGGCAAAGTCCAACGGGATAACCGCCGCCCCACTACCATCACTCGTTCGGTTCGGGGCCTACAATCCAAGTGTATAGCTCTTGGGATCAACTGCCATGGCCGTAGTAAAGAAGTCCCTGCTGCCTATCTACGTGGATCAATTAACCAACGGTTGGCCTTGCTCCAGGGCTTATTGGACACCGACGGCACAATTACCACTAATGGATACGTGAGCTTCTGCTCTCAATCAGAAAACCTGGCGCTGGGTGTGCTTACTTTAGTTCGCAGTCTTGGTGGCCTTGCGGTGCTTCAGCCCAGGAACGGACACTTCAAAGTTGGCATCAAGATCAACCTTCCGGTCTTTCGTCTTGCCCGTAAGCTGGAACGCCAGCGGTTCGATCGACGCACGATGGCACGCATTGAAGCTATCGAGCCGATTGAGCTCGAGCCAAGCCAGTGCATTGCTGTCGATAATGCTGACCGGCAGTTCCTGACGGACGGCTACACTCGCACACACAACACCGGCCTGCGAGGAACCAAGATCTTCGGTAAGCGCCCTCCGATCGCAGTGCTCGACGATCTCGTCAGCGATGATGATTCCAAGAGCCGGGCTGCCATGATGGCAATCAAGGATACGGTCTATAAGGGCATTGACTACGCCCTCGATCCGACCCGTCGGAAGATCATCTTCAACGGTACCCCATTCAACAGCGAGGATATCCTGATCGAAGCTGTCGAGTCAGGCGCCTGGGACGTAAACGTCTGGCCAGTCTGTGAGACCTTCCCTTGTTCGCGTGAGGAATTCCAGGGAGCCTGGGAAGATCGTTTTACCTACGACTTCGTGAAGAAGCAGTATGATGATGCTGTTCTGACCGGGAAGGTTGCAGCCTTCATGCAGGAGCTTATGCTCCGTATTACCTCGGAAGAAGAGCGTCTCGTACAGGATGCAGAGATACGCTGGTACAAGCGACAGGCCCTGCTCAATGCCAAGGGCACCTTCAATTTCTACATCACCACCGACTTTGCCACCTCGGCAAAGCAAACCGCGGACTTCTCGGTCATCTCGGTCTGGGCCTACAATGCCAACGGTGATTGGTTCTGGGTCGATGGCATCTGCGAGCGGCAGACCATGGACAAGTCGATCGATGATTTGTTCCGCCTGGTTCAGGAGTATAAGCCTCAGCAGGTAGGCGTAGAAGTCACCGGACAGCAAGGCGCCTTCATCAACTGGCTTCAGAACGAGATGATCACACGCAACGTGTGGTTCAATTTTGCCAGCTCGGAAAAGAGTAATGCCCCGGGCATTCGTCCCGTGGTCGACAAGCTCTCGCGCTTCAACATCGTGGTCCCCTGGTTCAAGGCTGGCAAGATCTACTGGCCTGAGGAAATGAAACAGAGCCAGATCATGGGGCAGTTCATGAACCAGATCCGACTGGTTACCCAGTCCGGTATCAAGGGTAAAGACGACTGCATCGATACGATCTCGATGTTGGGTTACCTCAAGCCGTGGAGGCCGTCTGAGTCTATGCCTGTGACAAAACAGGAGATTGATGTCTTCGAGGAAGAGTACGCTGATATAAATGTAGGGGGACTTTCAACCTACATTGTGTAGATCCCTGTGAGGTTTTTCATGGGGTTCTCATGCGGGTCAGTGATCTTTTCCAGAAGCTGTCTTACGGAGTCTTCTCCAATCTCTCCATCGGAATGGATGGAGCCGGCAACATTGCTGAGGACAAGAAGCCCAAGATAGTCTTCTACCTGAACAATGCACTGACTCAGCTGCATTCCAGGTTCAATCTGAAGGAAGATACTATCCTGATCCAGCAGGATGGGGGTATCCGTCTTTACAGCCTGACGGTCGAGCATGCTTTGACGAACGCCACTGTTGCGACCAAGTACATCATCGACAGCGAAGCCAAGCCATTCGTAGGCGACCTCATCAAGGTCCTCGAGGTCC